TCATTAAAGTCAGAGAGGCCACTAAAACCAGGTCATTTAGAAGCCAAATAGTCCACATTGACTTACCAGCCCCCCAACCCGGAGCGCAGGAACTATTTTATGATAACTACGCTGATGTCTGCATATATGGTGGCGCGGCCGGCAGTGGTAAGAGTTATGCTATGTTACTAAAAGCAGCTAAATATTTAAACGTACCTGGTTATGGTTCAGTAATCTTCAGAAGAACCCGACCGGAAATAACCAATGAAGGTGGTTTATGGGATGAGTCTAGGAGTTTATATAAACAAATAAAAAACTCAATAGCCCGTGAATACCAGCTTGACTGGACATTTCCCAATGGTAGCGCAATTAGTTTTGGTCATGCTCAGTATGAGAAAGATGTAGAAGACAAGTACCCTGGTTCGCAGATATGCCATATCGGTTTTGATGAACTGACTAAGTTTACTGAGCGTCAATTCTGGTTTCTTTTTTCCCGTAATCGTTCCGCCTGTGGGGTCAAGCCTCGCATAGATGCAACTTGTAACCCTGATGCTGATTCATGGGTAGCCAAGATGATTAATTGGTATATTGATCAAAATACTGGATATCCCATAGAGGAACGGTCAGGAATTATCCGTTATTTCTATCGGATCAATGGGGAATTGCACTGGGGTGATACAGAAGATGAACTCATGCACAAGTTTCCCGACTTAGCAGAAATAGCACCGCCTAAAAGTTTTAGTTTTATTAAAGGTACGGTTTATGACAACCCGGCACTAATAGAAACCAACCCTCAATACTTACAAAATCTATTATCGTTGCACCCTGTAGAGATGGAGCGACTACTTAAGGGTAACTGGAAAATTAAATATGAATCAGGGACTATCTTTAATCGTCAATGGTTTGAGATTGTTAACGCAGTACCCAGTGGTGGTACAACAGTGGCATTTTGGGACTTTGCAGCCACCGCCGCTGATGTCGCCACCAAGTCTAGTTTTTATAGCGTACGTACCAAGATTAAATTACATCAAGGTACGTACTATATTCTTGATTGTCACTGGGAACAGGTATCAGCAGAAGAGGGTGACTTATCAGTAGTTAAGATTGCTTACCAAGATGGCCACGATTGTAAAATCAGATGGGAACTAGAAGGTGGTAGTGCTGGTAAACGTTATGAAGTTTCGCTAAAGCGTCAATTAACAGAATTTGACGCTAAAGGAATTAAGCCATTGGGGGATAAAGTTACCCGTGCCTTACCCATGGCGATCGCAGCCAAACAAGGTAAAGTCAAACTACTTAGGGGTGCTTGGAACGATCAGTTTCTTGCTGCAATACATGAGTTTGATGGAAGTAAAAAACCCCTCACCAATGACATTGTAGACAGTGCTGATGGGGCTTTTAGTGAGCTAGGTAACGCAGCACCGCGTAGTACATTTGTGGGGGGAAAAATCAACAATCCGTTTGCTTAGTATCTTCTTTTTTGTTTTGTAGCTTTTGTAGCTGCCGTCTTTTTCTACTGTACTCACGCATATACTCCCGCTGCTTTTGTTTCTGTTCTTCAGTCATATTGTCTAACCATCTTTGCCTAGACTCACGCTGTTTTATTAGCTGGTCTTCTGTCATGTTAGCAGCCCACTCACGATTAGCTTGACGCTGTTTCTCTCTTTGTTCCTCAGTCATGTTTTCTGCCCACTCACGTTTAGCTTGTCGTTGCTTTTCCTTCTGTTCCTCAGTCATGTTAGCAGCCCACTTGCGTTTACGCGCCTTACCTTTCTCAGTAGCGTTGTAACGGGCTTGGGTTTCTGGATGGTACGTCATATTGTCTTCCTTTCAATTTGTACCACTAACATAGTCTATCTATTAGACCTTGTCAACGTGCCTAAGAATTATGTAATTTAAGTATAAATAAAAATTACTAAAGTTCAGTACATAAACCTATTGACATTGAATAAATAGTAAGATAGACTATATATATAAACAAAAAAACAGGAGACAAGACAATGAAAGTAGACATAACTAAGTCGGGTAATTTCGTTTTAGTATCTGAAGGATACTATGCAACAGCAATAACCCGCCCTTACTTAAATCACTGCACTTTTGAACGGAGAGCAGAAATAAAGAAAGATTACTACAACTTAAACATCTCTGAGTATTATGAAGAAACATATGGCGAGGGGATGTTTGAAGGATACGATTATGGTCACGATTTGGGCATTAACGATCCTTATGCCCAAGAGTTTTTAAACTCCAATATTTTATTACAATGTTAATTAAAGTACAGCGGAATAAAGACAATTCCTTTTCTGCAGTATTGACAATAAATACTTATGTATTTATTGTTCCCAAAATCTCAATTAGTCCTTTGTCAGGACTTGAGATAATACATCTGTATAAAATGCTAAATGCTGCTACACCAACATTAATAGACTCAAATACTCTGAGTCTATTACACAAAGATTTTTCGTTAACTTTAAAAGTTGATGAGAAAACAAGGATTTTGCAAAATTAAACCAGCCAGGAGACAAATGACAGACTTATTTAATTTATGCGAACTCAACTTTCAATTGCATTGGAAACGTTTGGGTACTATCAAATTTATCAAGCTACCTCAATTTAAAATTGAAATTATTCAAGGGTCTACCCTTGAATATGGAAAATTAGAGTTTACATGGGATATTTCCCAGGTAGACATCTCAGTCCCAGTTCTCTATTCTAAGTATATCAAAAACACCCAAGAAGTTCATGACTACTATTGGGGTGCATACGAAGAGTCAGGCGACCCTGACGACATCCCATTTTAATCGTGCCAATTACTTGTCCCTGGCTAAAACCTTTACAGGGCAATAATTTCACTGAATACTGTTCAAAATCCCCAGGAGCGGTTGGCACGATTGACTAACGAAGTAATCAATATTTGGCATGATTGAGCCTGTTTAAATTCAGTTTAAACAGGCAATTTTTATGACTTTTTGTCCTTTGGCACGATTGCTCAGGGACAAATTAATTAAATAAACTACACCTGCTTAAACTTCAATCTAAGCGGGTTTTTTATTATCATTGGTAGTAGTTATCTATTTGTCACAATGACTAACTACCAAGTTCGATATGGAAGCAACGCCAAAAAGCATAGAAAAAAGTGCCGCAACGCACATATAAGAACTCATGGTATTTGCTGTGTCTGCTTGATTAATAAGTCTGAACAAGTCCATCACTCTAGCTACAGGAAGTCAGGAGACAGATATGGGATTAATATTTTCCCGGTCTGTAAGCACTGCCATCAAACTGTCTGCCATAGCCTTAAAAATTGGATTATTGACCCTATAAATCCAGAATGGAAGAATCATAATACCGCTGAGTTTACAGCCCGCTTAAAGCGAAATTATCAACGGTTGCGAAAATTAAAAATATAATGCTACAATATCTACACAATATCTGCATGAACTCACAAAAAATATGAATTTTATAAAAGATTCAGATAAGCTTAAAACCGAATTAAGTAAGCTAAAAAGTGCCGTTGAGAACTTTAAAGTTACAGCTAATATAATTTATCAGGAACTCATTAAAAAACCCTCTTGATAGTCAAGAGGGTTTTGATTGCTTTATGGTTTATTCTTCATCACCGCCTTCATCTGTATCGTCATCTTCATCACCGTCTTCATCACCGTCTTCATCACCGTCTTCATCACCGCCATATAAGTCATGAATGCTGTTGGCTTCTTTAACAACTACACATCTGCCTAACGAAGGAACGTAAGCGATCGCTTGTGCCTTGCCGTCTTTCCATCTATACTTCATAATTCTTGTCTCCTTTGTTTTTGCTTATGTAACTACTATAGTCTATCTACTATTTATTGTCAATAGGTTTTAGAAAATATTTTCTAAAACCTAAATCCAATTGTTTTTAAGCAAGTCCGGCTTGTTTCCATAAAGGAATAGCTTTACGTTTAGCCAGAAAATCTACTAAATCTTTATGGTGTATGTTGTTATCTTTACATATTTTCATGTATTCCTGTAATGTCATGTTATTAACCACTTTCTGCATTTCTGCTTTGATTGGATTGTAAATTGCGGACATCTTTCTTACGTATTCAGTTGCTTTTGTTTCTGTTCCTTTTGTTTTCTTTTTAGCTTCTAATAGTTTAGCTTCTAAAATTTCTGTGGGATCTTCATTGTCAAAATCTCTGTAATTTAGTTTTCTCAATTCCCGTTTAATAGAAACTCGGTACTTGGCTTGTTCTTGGCTGATGTTTGTATTTTCTTGACTTATTTGCTTATTCATGTTTGTATTTTCTTGGTTATCGGAACTAACGGAAAATATCTCAATTTTAATGAAGCTTTTACCGATTGATCTCATTTGCAATTCATCTTTCATCATTTCAATGATGGTCATTCCAAACTCATCCGTGGTGAAGCCAGGAAGACTTGCTTCATAAACATACTGCTGTAACTCTTCTGAGGAATAAGTTGCTACTTTTGTTCTAGCGTAATGCAAATCTGGTTTTTTATTGATTTTATCGTATTCTTGCTGTAACAGTTCATGTTTTGAGTTTAATTTAATTTCGGTCAAGCCTTGTAATTTGTACTCTTTTAGCTTGGCTTGTAGTTCTTTGTAAGTCATTGTCTTGTCTCCTGTTTTTTGCTTATGTAACTACTATAGTCTATCTACTATTGATTGTCAATAGATTTTAGAAAATATTTTGTACTGATTTTTAGTAATTTTTATTTATACAACTACCACCAATAAACACAAAAAACCGTTTAGGTGTTTTGCCTAAACGGTTAACTAGTTATTGACGATAAAACCCGCTATTGGTGTAGCGGGTTATGATGGTTTAATTAAACTTTTTCCTTTTACCTTGGTTGGGCGTTCTTTTTACCTTGGTTGGGCGTTCTTTTTTTTCTGTATGCTATGCAGTTCATTGTATGTGAACTGAACTTGTCCCCAGGCTTAAATGCCGGGTGACAGCTATAGTAAACTTTTTTGTTCCACACAATAATTTTGTCGTGTATGGATTTGCCTATATATTCTGATGGTTCAAACTTGAACCATTTTCTGGCTTTCGCCAGTTTGTTTTTGTAGTCATTGTAGGCACTTTGGAGTGCTACGTCAATCGTAATAGTTTCTTTGCACTCTACTTCTGTGTGTACTTCTGTTACCGCCTCTGTCTCTGTTGCTACTTCTGTTTCTGTTGCTTCCACTAAAATAAATTGTTGTCCTGGCATTTGAACTATTAGCCCAGCTAGTTCAAATTCTAATAATATATCTGAAATTATAAAACCAAACTTAGCTTGTATTTCCCTGTGAGATAATTTGTTTTTTTCACAAAACATAACTGCAATGTCATTCATTGCTGTCTGTCTTTCAATCTCTGTTGCTAGTCTTAATTCGTTGTTTTTTTTGGTAGCCATTGTCTGTGTCTCCTGTGTTTTTGCTTATGTAACTATTATAGTCTATCTTTTATTTATTGTCAATAGGTTTTAGAAAATATTTTATAAATTCTTAAAGCCCTTGATTTACAAGAGATCGGGGATTATTGGGGTGCAACCGGACAGCGATCGCTCAAATACCCAACCGTAAAATAGCTACACAAAGATATTTTTAAAAGTTCAGTACAAATTATCTTAAAAATCTATTGACAATAAATAGTGGAATAGACTATAGTAGTTACATAAGCAAAACACGGGAGACAGACAATGACTACAACATTAAACCAGTATACTCAACAAGACTACGGTGCAATTAACCGGGTTTTAAGATACGGGAAAAATCATGAGTCAGTAGAACAAATAATTGAAGATTTACAAAATGTTAAATGCTTTAAAGGAACAGTCTACCGTGGCTTAACCCTTCGTAAGTCAGAAATATTGACGACCTTTAAAGTCGGCAAAGTTTATCGGGATATGGGATTTATGTCCACATCCAAAAGTGAGGTCATAGCCCAAAAATTCAACTGCTTGGGTGTACCCTTGTCCAGAACAGAAAATAGATCAATCATTCTTGTGATTGAGTCTAAAACCGGAAAGGATGTATCTAAGTTCTCCCAATACCCTGAAGAACGAGAGGTATTGTTCTTACCCTTAACTGGGTTTGAAGTTCTTTCTGTTGAGAAAGACGGATGGGAAGAATATACAATAGTTTTGAAAGAAATTTAATTAATATATAAACTACTTTAAATAACTTGTAACCGCTTAAACTTCTGTCTAAGCGGTTCTTTTATGTTCAAATACGTAAATTTAAAATGGTATTTGAAGTTGATGTTAACAGGCACTACAGCGATCGCTCAAATACCCAACCGTAAAATAGTTACACAAAAATATTTTTAAAAGTTCAGTACAAAATATTCAATAAACTACTTGACAATAAATAATAGATAGACTATAGTAGTTATATAAACAAAAAACAAGAGGACAAGACAATGAACATTAACAATACAACAATCAAAAAATTAGAAGGCCAAATCGGACTAGTAACATTTTTTAAAGGTAGCAATGTTGTTAAAAAAGAAGATGCTACAGAATTATCAATCCTGTACAGTAAAGACGGTGACTATGTAGGGATAAGCTTCAAGACAACCAGCAAAAAAGAGGTAGCTTTTGAAGATGTTATTGCAACAACAGCACCAAAAACAAAAAATAAAACAGATGCAAATGTATTTAAAAAACTATCTTCTTTATGCCAGGAAACAGAACACACAAGCTACGGACTAAGTTTGTGTACTATGCACCCAGATTTTAATAGCAATCAAAACAAAGTTGATGCTATACTGGAAAAACTTAATATTGAGTTTAAAAAAGAATATAGCAACTCAAGGTTAGTCTTGAGATATAAAATTAACAAAAAAAAATTAAGTAAGATACAATAAACAATTTACGTACTACAAAAACTCCTGGATTAGCACTAATCCAGGGGTTATTTTTGCTCAAATACCCAACTGTAAACTTGACTACACAAGAAAATCTTTTAAAAGTTCAGTACATAAACCTGTTGACAATAAATAGTGGATAGACTATAGTAGTTATATAAACAAAAAACAAGAGGACAACAATTATGCATCAAATTAATGTTTTGAAAAACCAGATCAATGCCACACTAAGACTAATTACAGAATTTAAAATAAAAAGTTACGTTGACCAGTTAATCCAGTTAGAAAACCAACTAGAATTATTGGAAAAAGCAAATATTCCGAGTCCAGTACAGCCTACATTGAAAATCAAACTTAATTCTATGGCTTTTAGTAATGCTCTTGCATCTTTAGCTAAGACAGGGGCTAAAGAAGTAAATCTAGTAGTAGCTGACAACCAATTAAACTTAACATGTAAAGACAGTCAAATATCTTTGTCTAAAAAAATCCAAATTAACAACCCTACGCGAGTACAAGCACAAGTAACTGTATGGCTGAATTTATTAAATAAATTTGTCAAGTTGCTACCAGATGAAGAAGTATCAATTACCTTTAACGAAAAACTAATAATTGAGTATGGATACAAAGGTAAATTTAGTTTTGGCCTTTTAGAAGACAAGGAACTAATAAATACAGAGTCAAAATATACTCAACAAGCAATAGTTAATAGTCCTGATTTTATTACTGTTCTAAAACAAGCTAGTAAATTCGTCAGCAAAGATACAAGTCAAATTTCTTTGACGGGTATTCACGTTCGTGCCGACAAATTAAATTCAGTAGTAGTCGGATCTAACGGTCATTTTATTGGCAAATTTTCAACAGTGATGTTAGGAGACAAAACTGAGTTTATCGTGTCTCCTGATATTGTTAAATATTTACCTGAATCAGGGCTTTTAACTTTACACATTGATCAGGAAAACAATCTGATTAAATTTTGTTTGCCTGACGGTACTACAGTGGTTCAAAACTTAATCAATAATATTAATAATCTCAGTAATATTAATAATCTCGATTCTTTTGACTGGAAAGTATCAAATAACATTATGTTAGTGGACAAACAACCACTATTAAAAGAATTAGAAATACTAAGCAAATTTCAAGAATTTTGCTTTTTGACTACCAAGAATGGTCAAATATTAATTGAGACTGAAAATACTGAAAATTTTGTAACTGCATGCAATATAGGAAACACTGAAGATGTTAGCACTACAGTTAATATTAAGTATTTAGTGAATGCACTAAAAAGTATACCGACACCCAAAAAGACAAAAAAAGCCAAGACTAATTATGACATAAGTATTTCTTGGGAGCATTTAACTAGTGGGTTAATCACAATCAGTTCCAATACCAAAGATAAAATAATCCTAGGAATTTGTCCAATCACGCCCATAGATGACAACAAAGTTGTCACTATAAACAAGTTTGGGTTTCACACGCCATGTACTTTACCTTATGAATATAAAAATAATTGCTTAACAGTTACAGAAAATAGCAATGGTTACTTACGTGCCGAATATTTAAGAGATTAAAAATGGTACTTGAATCTCATTTAGGTTACTTCCCCTGCGGACTTGGTATTTTTGCTCAAATACCCAACCGTAAAATAGCTACACAAAGATATCTTTAAAAGTTCAGTACATGAACTTGTTGACATTAAATAAATAGTAAGATAGTCTATATATATAAACAGAAAACAAGGGAGACACAAATGTTCATTGAATTTGAAACCGACAAATCTGAATTTATTGTTATTGACGTTACAGAAGTCAAATCCTGGGACAAAGACTCTTTGGTTAGATACGCATCTGACCAATTAGGAGTAGATTACGTTGACTGGAAGGTCATCAGGAAACTCAAAGATAGAAAGATTGCTAATATAGACTGGCGACCCTTGAAAGTCGCTTATAGACAAGAATGGCTCACACTCAAACGACCACCCCGCAAGTTTTTTGTATCTATTTAAAGGGTTTTTAATGAAGTATAGTGAAGTGATGTTTGAGTCACAAACGCCTTGCGTTAGATGTAAGCACTTTAAAGTGCATGATGATGGTGGTACAGTTTGTTTGGCTAAATTTCCCCCTTTTTACCGTGGGGATTACCGAATCAGGAATCCTGACAAAGATTCCTGCAATAACTGGGAACAGATATAGTGAATATTTAAAACCCCTGGACTAGTGCTAATCCAGGGGTTTTGTTTTTGAACAATTAAATCACTTCAACCACAGATGGATACCACTGTAACGACTGGACGGTTTTGTTGTGTCCTTTTGCAATAAGTCAGGAAATCGTTAGAGAATTGATAGTCTTTTTTCCTCCTATAGAAGAACAAAAAGCAATAGTATCTTTTATTGATGAAAAATCCGAAAAAATTGATCTTGCAATTACCAAAATTGAAAAAGAAATCGAACTAATCAAAGAATACCGTACCACGTTAATTTCCGACGCAGTAACTGGCAAAATAGATGTGAGAATTTAGAATTTAGCCTAATAGGCAATCTAGTCACTCCATACTACACCTCTTTTTTCCCATAACTTCGTTACATCGTCCTGCATCTTTTTATATTTCCTAATCTCGGTTTTTAGTGTGATTATAGCAATTTTAAGAGCTTCTTCTGATTCTGTATATTTGGGTATCTTTTTCTTCCCTATGGCTTTACCTCCACCAAATCTAAGGCAAGAAACCCAAGAACTAGAATCTGCACTATAACAAGGAAACTCGCTTAAAATAGCTTCTTTTGTAACACCTAATAAATGAGTTTTTGGCAGTATTCCCGTCTCTTTATACTTTCTAATAACGAACTTATAGCAATACTTTAACCATTCAATTTGTTGGTTAGTTTTTAAGCCAACTAAACCACCTAATCCGATGTATTCGTAGTTGTTTAAATAGTATTCAAAATCTTTAATATCTCCACGATAAGTAAAGATAGGGACAGGATCTAAACCCATATTCTCCAATTTTTTAAGATTTATATTACTGCCTTTCTGATCACCAATGACATCTAAATTAAAAAAGCGGAGTGATTTAACTTTGTGATTCCATTGCTTCTTGAAATTTAAAGCCCAAGTTCCATACTCTTCCGGTGTAATTATTTTACCTGTAGTAAATGCCGTAAATGCTCCAGAATCTATTAATATTCTTGGGAGTAATTTGTCATTTACGCAGGTTTCAAACAAGTTTGAAACCTCTTGCTTGTCAGCAAATGTTGTTAAATGTGATTCGTGGTTTTGTCTTATTTTTTCTGTTTCCTTTGTTGCTGAATGTCCCGCTAAATAAATATCCATTTTCTTCTCTATTTTCAATTTATCCTCGTAGGACATCAAACTATCTGAATCAGACTGAACCGAGATAATATCTCGGTTCTCCGTTGACTTGTTTCCCGCTAAATAAACTAACATAGTCCAAACTTTTGTAAAACCTTTTAAAACTGAATTTCTATAAGCGTAACTTAATAAATGTGACGGAAATTCAGTATCAATCATTGATTGATACTGTCCTCTTTCGTCGCTGCTATCCGCCAAATGAATCAGCGTATTGTAATATTCCTCCCATTGCTCACGTTGATTAGGATAAGCAAAACTGTATAAAGAATTTATATAGCCTTGATCTGCCATAAGGGACTTACAAGATAAATTACCTTGTATCCTTGCTGTTGTATCTGTCAAATGTAAAAACATTGAATCTAGTTTTGCTTTTATTTCTGGTAAGTCAGCATACGTTGTCAGGTGGTTTTCAATAAATCCCCCCCCCATAAACAGTATGCTGAATGTATTTATTTTTAGATGCTGACCCTGCAAAATAAATCAGCATTATTTTCTGAATTTCCAAATAGGATCAACGATTCCTGATTCTTTAAAACCTTTATCTCTCAAAATACAAGCATGGCATTTACCACAGCCGCCATTGATTCCAGCGTAGCAAGTATGAGTCAGTTCAAATACTTCATCAAACTTCTCGCCGCCTAAAATATCGTAAGCTAACCTAACCGATTCTGATTTACTCAAATCCATCAATGGTGTTTGAATATTTAAGATATCCTCACCATAAATACCTTCATTAATTGCTGATTGCATCTTATCAATAAAGATTTGACGACAATCCCAGTAACCAGCGAAATCAGCTTGGCAAACGCCTGTATAAATATCTTTAACACCTAATACAGCAGCACGGTTAGCAGCTATTGTCAAAAACAAGATATTCCTACCATAAACAAAAGTAGGTTCAACTCCTGATGGTAATTCTGATTCAGAATTATATTGTCCTAACTTAGTATTACTGATTAGCGGAGAACTACCTTTTAAAATCCCTGAGCCAAGATCAATTATTTCTAATTCAATATCTAACTTATCAGCTATCTTAATTGCTGACTGAATTTCTGTTAAGTGTTTTTGTCCATAATTAAAAGTAACACCATAAACTTTATCGTGTTTATTTCTGGCAATAACAGCACAAGTTGTAGAATCCTGACCACCTGATAGAATAACCAAAGCATCTTTCATAATAAACTCCCTAGTTTATAACCGATAAATAAACCAACTACTCCCAGTATCCCCTGTATTGTCGGTGGACAAGGAATATCTAAACCTAGCAACTTGAACCCGAAGCCTAGCAAACTGGAGATTAAAAAAGTTTTAGCCATATATCAACTTTAAAGCCTCTTGTCTAGCTTTAAACTCAGTTTTAAACACTCCAGATAAATAACTTGTTTTGGTTACCGACCCTTGCTTTAAAACACCCCTAGCAGCCATGCAAGTGTGAGTTCCTTCTAGTACGACTATGACCCCTAATGTACTTAACTTCTCCTGAATAATTTCCCCAATTTGAGAGGTTAATTTTTCTTGTATTTGTGGACGTTTAGCGTAATAATCTACTATACGTCCAAACTTGCTTAATCCTAAAACTTTTTCTTTTGGAATGTACACAATATGAGCTACACCAAAGAAAGGCAGTAAGTGATGCTCACAAATACTTTGATAAGGAATATGAGAAACTACTACCATTTGATCGTGTCCACAATCAAAAGTTTTAAATAACTCGTTGATGTCTTTACCAGTTGGTACAAATTCCTGCCAATACCTTAAAACCCTATCGGCGGTATCTTTGGGAATTTCTTCACCCCAAATTTGATAAAGCGTTTGCGAGATTAAATTGATGTTCGCTTGATTTTTTGATAATTGTTGCATCGGTTTTTATGGTTTATAAATTGCTGAATTTGCACCATGTTCTTTTACTTCTACAGATGCTAGTTTGCATGACAATTGATTGGTACTCATCCAGTTAGCTGTTAAATCATAAATGAGTTCGGCGAACTTTTCACAACCAACGGCAGGTACTTCTACTAAATCTAAAATACCAGATTTCGCTGCGTCCCTAAACCATGCTAGTTCGGGGTCATCTTGCGCTATCAAAGTTTTGTGATCAAAGTAGTTTTGTAGTGTGGTTTTTAACTCTTTTAGTCCACCAAAATCTACAACCCATCCTCTATCATCTAACTTGTCAGATTCAAATTCTAGCCTGATAGCTAAAGCATAACCGTGTAATTTTTGGCAATGTGAGTGTTTGGCTTTCCATTGTCTAAAACAGCAGCTTAAACCTACTTCATGTCCATAGGTTTTAGTGGACGCATAAACCATTACCTTACCCCTATGAGTTTGTGGACTTGACTAGATATCTTGAGATTGTGTTTGTTCGCTAGTTCTATAATTAGCTGCAAAACCTCATCTTTCTTTGACCATTCAGGCTGTAAATAAACAGGAATATCTTTTAATTTACACCAATAAATTATGTTTTGGTAGTAGTTAAAATTATCTAGAGAAGATACCACTATTTTTAACTCATTTACTCTTCTTAAAATATCTGAGTCAATTTTCCCATTGTCCGTTAAATGTTCTTTTGGCGATAACGTCACCCACACACTGTCTAAACATTCAAGATATTTAATGCCAGAAGTCTCGACATTTACCTTATACCCTTGTGCCATCAAATTATTTACAAGATTCGTAAATTCAGGATTGACACATGGTTCACCTCCCGTAATTACTACGTTCTTGCTTTGTAGTTGCTCCAGGATACCTTCAATATTTAATTTGGTATATTTCGGAGGTTCAGACCCTAGCGAATAGCCAGTGTCGCAAAAATAGCAACCAACGGGACATCCGAATAATCTAATAAAGCTGCAAGGCATCCCAGAATGAAAGCCCTCACCTTGAATGGTTAAAGGTATTATTTCTTGGATTTTTAACATAGCCGCATCAATGCCTCACCTATTAATTCTGGAGTAGACTTCTTTTGTAACCCTAACCTAGAGAATAAAGATTCTTTATCTTCCTTTGATACAGAAAAAGTTATCTTCACCAAACCCTCAACTGAGTTATCTATAGGTTTATCAGCATCTTCCAAGGAATCCCAGTCATAAGAATTTATGATGTCATCATCCTTTAGATCAGACAACTCCAATTCCCCAAAACCCGTCAAACTTAACTCAAAATCACTATCTTGTAGAAACTCAAAATCAATCTTTAACATTTCCGGATCAAATCCAGTGTTCATGGTCAGTTTGTTATGTGCTAACCGATATGCCACTTTTTGAGCATCTGACAGCCCAGTAACTTGAATTACGGGAATTGTACTATCACCCCGTTTCTTGGCTGCTAAAAGCCGACCGTGACCTTCTAATATTTCACCATTCTCATCTACTGCCACCGGGTCGAGAAAAGTAAATTCCTCAATGGAGTTAGCTATCTGTTCAATGTGGGAATCAGGGTGCAACTTAGCATTGTTCTCATAAGGACTTAGACGCTCAATGTCCCATTCTTCTATCTGACTACGCTTGATTTTGCTCATTAAAGTACCACTTATACGCTTTATTCATTACACGCTGTATCATATCACGTTTATCGTCACTGAGTCCGCTAAACTCAATTAATTCATCCACTGTTTGCTTGGGAATATCCTTCAGTAGTTGCCCCAAGGCAACTCCTATAAATGCAGTACCTAAAATTTCAATTCCTGTAAAATCTAATTGCACCAACTCATTACGTAGTAAGTGGTAATGAATTGCCTTGTACAAATTTTCTCCATGTTCAATAGCGATCGCGCTATATCCAGTAAAATCAAAAATCTTAAATATCTTCATCTTCACCTCTACTTGGATCAATAATTTGGTAGCCTTCTCTAGATAGCTTATCAGCAGCTGCGTTAACATCAACAAAGTATTTAATTCCTCTAGTTTCATTAATAGCACTTGTTGACCGCTGTAAGGCTTGCGACCATTGATTTGTTTCAGGTGCGCTATGCAGAGAAATTGCTTTCTTTCTTTCTTCTCCTGTTAGTTCTAAATCCTCTGCCAATTGCCTAGCTTTAACCTCAATTATTTTAGCTACATAATCCCTAGCGAGTTTGTGTACTTTGTAGTTTTCAATGACAATTTGAGAGAGTTCATCTGATATTTTCTCAGATGCTTTTTGTATAGTTTTAACTTGAATAGTTGTCTTGAGGGTGTCTTGGTACTGTCGCCTTTGGTCTACCCATAATTCTCGTCTTACCCATCCCTCAATAGTTCCCTTCCCTAAGCCAGACTCGACAGCCAATGGTCTAATACCTATATCCTCCTCACTTTCAACGTAGCGACGGCGACACTGTTCTTTAGTCCATGGTTTTGGTAGTTTATCCCATTTCATAATATTAAAAGTTCATTATTTTTATTTTTAATGATTACATATAATTGATTGTTATGTGCAATATCAGTAGAAATATTTTGATAAATTTTATCAAAACAGTAAAGCGTTTAAGCGTAGTAATCATAAAAAAGACAAGTATCAATTATTAAAAGCAATTAAAACAAAGATTTTATGCTATAATAATAATGTCAAGCTCGGTATATTAAGGGTGCTGTCAGCATTACTGACAGCTTTATCATATGTTCCCAAACGCGCCTAGTTCTCTCAAAATCAGTTGGGATAATGCCATAAGTTTTGAGGCCACTTTCTTGTCTCAAAACTACCAGGGTGGCGTGAATGAGAAAGGAAATAGAAACCAACTTAACCAAGTAGTCGGCACGCAGACTTTGACCCTGACCGTTGATAGTTTATTTACTTATTCAGAGATTGATACTTTTTTAACCAATAATTTAGGTAAGCCTTTCTACTTTAATTCCACTTTGTATTGTTGCGAAACGTTTAAGTGGACACCATCAAGTGAGAAAGTGTTTAAATTGGAACTGAGTTTGATTCAGATGTTCCGTCCTTAGTTCAAAGTTTCATTTCGCTTCGTTTCGTTTCAACTATCCTCAGTCCCCAAGCCCAGTTGCAAGCTTAAAGGCATGATCGATAGATATAAGTCAGAATGTTTCAACTATCCTCAGTCCCCAAGCCCAGTTGCAAGGGAACAGGGAACAGGGAACAGGGAACGTGGCGATCGGTTTCAACTATCCTCAGTCCCCAAGCCCAGTTGCAAGGCTGATCAAAATCAACATTGGCTATCAATAAAGCAGTGCGTTTCAACTATCCTCAGTCCCCAAGCCCAGTTGCAAGAAGCCGACATTAAGTTATCGGAATTTCATGTTAACCTGTTTCAACTATCCTCAGTCCCCAAGCCCAGTTGCAAGTTAGAATCTATTGCCGAACGCGAAGGGCGGACGTTTCAACTATCCTCAGTCCCCAAGCCCAGTTGCAAGATTCAAAGTGCTTTGAATCTCAAGATGATTGCGATCTGGTTTCAACTATCCTCAGTCCCCAAGCCCAGTTGCAAGCTATCAGTATAAGATGCCCAAAATACACATATATGTGTTTCAACTATCCTCAGTCCCCAAGCCCAGTTGCAAGTTATGGGAATTGTTGATAGCAATAAAATAGAATAAAAGAGTTTCAACTATCCTCAGTCCCCAAGCCCAGTTGCAAGTAAAACGCTTAAACAGTTATGAGGACTAATATTTTTAGTTTCAACTATCCTCAGTCCCCAAGCCCAGTTGCAAGTATGGAAGATCCGCAAATCAAAACATTAGAACCGCGTTTCAACTATCCTCAGTCCCCAAGCCCAGTTGCAAGCCCGGGGTTTAAAAGCTTTATAAATCAAGGGTTTCAGAAGCGATTTTGGCGGACCTGTTAAAAAATCTCATTTCAGCCGCTTAAATCAGCTTGGGTCTTTAAAAGAAACTGGGCGAAACTCTTGCAATGTCATGGTTCTGGGCTTTTGGCGAATGTCTGGGGTTTTTGCCCTAGCTTTGATATGCCAAAAAGATGAGATAGTTGCCAGCCATAGTTCCGGCTGGTCTTTGGGGGTTGTCGCCTTCCCCCTTACTTTTTAGGCAAAAGCCTTAGAAGTCATAAGCTAATATTATTAGCAACCCGCCCAAACTGCGGTAATTTAATATTAACCTAATCCTATTGGTTTGTCAAGCGTTTTTTCTTAAATCTTTTAGGCTTTTGATAAACTAGCTTAACATTATGATACTTGACCTCTCCCAGTTCAAAACCACCATTCTGCTTATGATTTCTAGCAGCGTTAGTATCAGCTTGCTGGGGAATATCAAATAATTTACAGTCAGAGTTTTTGCAGATAAATTCATGTTGCGATCGCCGTTCTCCCTTTTGTTTACAGCAATGACAAGTTTGAGAACTATAGTTAGCAGGTGGTTCATGGAAGTTGCCACCTCTATTTTCTGTTTTCTGTTTGGTTTTAGCTTTCAAATCACTCAAACATCTTTGTCTCATAATCCAATTCAAACCGCGTTTAGCAGATGCACCATTGTGAGCATATCCTATACCTTCTGGTAATGCTTTTGGCTCTACTTGTTTTAGTAGATTATTAATCTGCGTGTCTTCCCAGGCAATATGTTCATAAGTACGAGATAATCTTGTGGATAGCTTATGATTAAAAGCATTGGATGAATTAGCCCCACGTTCGTGTAGACGGCTTATTTTTTCCTGTAACTTAGTTTCATTCTTTGTCTTGATTCTAGGGGTCTTGTTGCCCAAGCTTTTCCACTTTTTATCGTTAATTAATTCAATATTGTCTAAGCGTGATTGTAATTCCTCAATATGAATTGAAACCCGCTCTCTGGTAAGGTTAGGAAGGAATAAAGCACCATGATCTGTGGACACAACAGCCTGTACTCCGGGGTCAATGCCCACACTTAAATCTTTGCCTTTAACTATTGATGCTTCCTTGATTTGTTGTTCAAGAAATTTGATTTTTGACTTGATATCTTCATACTCTTGACTATCTTCTCCAAACTCTTTTTTAACTTTGGGTAATTTCTTTACCAGCGCGGTTTTCTCTTCATGTAATGGATGAGCAATGACAATATTAATGTAGTACCCTGATGGATTTTGGGTTAACATATATGTGCGTGGTAGAACTTCAGACAAGTTCAATCTTTTTACCCAATTTTTATCAATAATGGCGATAGGACTAAACCCAGTGACAGTAACTATGTTTTTATTAACGTCAATTCTGTTAGGCGCACACTGATTGTTAGATAAAGTTGTAATCTTGTCACTGTCTTTTTTGAATTTAGGCTTTCTACTGTTCATCCTTTTAGGGTCTAAAAATGCCGACCATGATTCTTTAAAAAATGCCAGTAGTCCGCCTATATAGTGGGAGGAAACTTGTAGGTCTGGTAAATTTTGGAATGCCCTTAAAGTGTTCAGTCCATTCACGTTATCAAGTTTCTCTAAAGTAGTCAGTTCCCTACCTTCAAACTTTCCACCGGGGAATGTACGGTACTTATGGGGTACTATTTCTATTCGTTGCCAAGGTTTATCACCTTTAACTAATTTGTATCCTTTAACGTGAACAATACCTTTCTTGGTATTAATTGGGATATTGATATTTTCATCTCTCTTCCAGTAGTTACCACCCGTAGCTATCTGACAGGATAAACCTTCATAACCGCTATTCCCCAGCCGTAAAGGAACGGGAATAATCCCGTCTAGACTAAATGAATTCCATCTAGCAAATATGTCAAATTTAGCCACTAATTCCTGTTCTTTTTTAGATAGCTTAGGCTTATCCTTAGTCCTGTAATAATCCTTTATTAACTGCTGTTGTTCTGGTTTAAGTTTATCTAATTTCTCAGTAGCTTTATCCAAATTAGCACTGAGTTTAGCCGCCCAATCGTACCACGTCACACAGTGATTATGTAGTTGATTAGAAAGTGTTAAATTCCACAGCCATGTCAATTCTTCCAAATAGCGATCGCACAGTTGCACCTGATCAGTGGTGAGTTTGATTTTGATTTTGATTGTTTTCATGCTATTATGTCAAGGTCGTTATCCAAACTAGCGACTAAGTACCTGGTAATAAAAACGTGATTACTTTGAATAATCACGTTTTTGGGTACTTATTAATGATAGCATAAGTAGATAAATATTAAGTGATTTATTAATAATTTAATTAATACAGGCAAACAAACAAAACAAATATTTTTTAAAACCACTTGACAGTAAACAAAAAATAAGATGGACTATATTTATAAACCAGGAAACATAGTTATTACAATTGCATTGTAGGTTTCAACCTGATACCCACTAAAGCGTGTTAGTGGGTATTTTTTATTTATGCAATAAGTACGCTTTAAAATTGCTTTATAAATTCTCAAACAAAATCTATTCGCTTTTTGTGTAATAGTGTTTAAGCGCAACGGGCGGGCATAACCTGATCCTATGAGAGATTTATCTGCTTGAGAGAAATATTTGTCTTTAAGTCAAGAATAACAGATATCTGTTGTGTTAGTTCTTTTCTTAAATCCTCTTTAATGAGAGAAAGCGTAAATACTTCTTTTTTCTTAAATACTTATTTAATTAAATACTTATTGGAATAGATATTTATTATATAGCAGATTTTCCACTTGTGGTTTTTCCACTTGTGGATTTTCCATAGCTGGAAAACCTGACTCTGGATAAAAATAGCCATTAAAGATATTGGATTAATAAAAACGATGGATTCCACACACAACTACAATCAATCCCTTTAATGGCAAAAATAATATCAATTCCTGAAACTTTACACCCAATCCCTTTCACCGGGACAGCTTTTAACTTTCTTGCAAGGTAGAAAATGCCCTGAAATATGCCCAACCCATTTACCATGCTCATCTACTAAAGTCCGGCTAAAATCAGCGTTAAGCAGTTGGCACGGTCTAATGCTTATTCCACACCCAGGGCAACGACTACCACCCCAGGAAGCTGAAAAGAGGTTGTAGCTGCTATGGATTTGTTTAAGCGCGATCGCATCCAATTCCCTTAGTTGTTGCTTTAGTTGATGTCGGTTGCGTCGTTTACTTCTTTTCATATGGTACAATTTACAACTTCAAAAGTTCAGTACAAAATACGGACACTTTGCTATTGACAAGGATAAAATATTGTGTAATCATATAAATATAGAGGCAAGGGAGACAGCCCAAGCCTCTATTAACCAAGTAAATAGGAGTATTATATCATGTCTCTTCAAAACTATTTGTCTAATCTGAACTCTGCTGATTCTCAATACGGAATCTGGATTAATCCAGATAATATCAATGATTATAGAATTGGTCAGTTTCAATTTGAAAATGGTGGCATTTTGGATGGAAAGATTTGCATAGGCTCTTTAGATCAACTAAGCTTTGGTTTTCAATCCCAACATGATGCTATCAAGCAGTATCTAAAAGAAAATCAGCTTCTTGCTTATGAAGGTAAGAAGGTGAAAGTAAATCAAAAAGAAATTCTCCAAGCTTGGAGTGATGGAAATTTAGATCCAGAATTTTCTTCATTCTTAGAAAAAAAGTCTCAGGATATCATGCAAACATGGGCTGAATATGAGGCTGAAGAATTTGTTAATAATAAAATTCCCGAGATTATTGAGCAAGCATTAGAGGATGCAGATCAAGAATCTCCTTATTCATTTGCTTGATGGATGCAAGGGGTGTTGCCCACCCCTTGTTAAATCGTAAAACCAAAATGCAGCAATCAAAAAACCAAAATGCAGCGAAAAATATTAATTGGCAATAAGTATAACTCGCTAACGGTACAAAAGCTAATGAAAGGTACTAAAAAATGCGAGTGCATCTGTGATTGCGGGGAAACAATAATTATTTGGAAAACTGCTTTAAAGAAGCAGCGCTCATGTGGGTGCATGGGGAAAGGAACTACCGGAATAAGTAGCCCGAAAAGAAGGGAAATGAATCTTGCAAAAGTTCAAGTAAAGCTTGAACTTTTGCCAAACGAATTTTCTGTGGAAGTAATTGCTTCCATTTTGTATGAAGGCGATAAAACAAAAGCAGCCCAATGGGGTGCACGGAATTATCACGCAGGACATATTCAAAAGGTCGCAAGAGGAATTTACAAAAAGTGACCAGAAAACAGGAGAGCATCACGCTCTCCATCTCAATGGAAGACAAAGCCAAGCTAGAGAATAAAGCTTTAGAGTTTGGCTGCCTGTGGGGCGAAGACCCCAACATTTCTAAATTCATGAAACTAATAGCTAATGATGAATTATTAGTTTCTAGGCCAAATAAGCCCGCAACCCAAAAGCGGGCATTAATCAAAGATGCTATTAATAGCATCCAATCGGCGCTAACAATCTTATTGGAGTTAATTTAAAGTACAAGAAAGTCTTTCTTGTACTTTCTTTGCTAAAATAAGGACAACTGAACTGGGCTGATTGCAGGTAGAATCATGGGAGAAGCAGGAATTACAGGAATTGGTGTTATTTCCGCCACGAAGACACTTGATTGTATTTGAGCGATGTAATTTATCAACTCTATTAATCTAGTGCCTCTAATGGCTTTTATTCCTCCTTCAAGTTCCCAAAATCTATCGTCAAAAACTTTCATTAGTTTGTCACTTCTGTAATTACCTGAATCAATCTCAGTTTTACTAAATCCCAATCCCATTAATTCTTCATATATCTGCAAATACTTTTTAAATCTGCTATCAACATAAACTGTGTCCAACTCAAATTGAACTGGAAAAAGCGTACGACTACGCGCTTCTAATGCCCATGGGATAATGTGTTTTTGTCCTGATTCTGCTATGGCAATAGTAAACGGTGGTTCAGGAGGATTTAATAAGTATTCCCTGATTTCTACCCGTGTTAATAAGTTTTTGACCACACCGAAAGTATCTTTACCCTCAGTATAAGTACCTTCAATTATTGGTGCTATTAAAGTGTCACCTTGGTACACCCTAGACAAAGACCGTCCCCACAGTTTTGACCACTTATTTTTACTTTCATTCCAATACCATAACTGTTTTTGATTACCAGAAATTGTGGAATAGCAGCGATCGCACAGCAGCTTAGAATCTGGACACTTAGCTGATGAATGCATAGTGAAAGTATTAGATAATTCCAATGGATTTGATGCTGGTTTAGCACAAAGATAGCAAAGCGATCGCTGCATATATTAAACTCCTAAAATATTGTATTTTTCTCTGACAACTGAAAGAGGTAAATCTAAATCATGCCACCATTCCCAATCATCAACCAAAACAGCAGAATTTACACCTATATTCCAATACTTCATAAGTTCATGAGATTTTATATCCTTAAATAAGTCGGATACAAATATCTCTAACTGTTCAATTAAAAGTATAGGAAACTCTGTTTTTTGGATCATGCCGCTTTCGTAGGCTATTACAGCTAATTCACCCTTTTGAGATATATCAACATCTAATAAAATATGGTGCAAATCGTGAACTATGATGTAATTTGCAGGGAACAAAGAAGCGTCTGTGCTTGGTGTTTCCACTTGCTGTGTTAAATAGTATTTTTTTAGTGCAGCACTCAAGCTACCCAGTACAGGACTTTTTAAATTTTTGTACAATAAATCAATTGCCTCTTTATTGGGATTTAACCCTGATCGCAAATATGATTTAATACCATATTCTTTTTCATTTTCTGGCATACATGGTAATACTGAAGGCGCAGATTGAGAGCGTAAAGTACAAGTGGGACGCACATATTCAAATCTGATTCTACTAAATATTTCCCATCGCTTTAAAGGCGAAAATACTTCATCAGTTGATAAATCAATATTGATATTACCGGATGCTAACTGAGTAAAAGCTGCTTTATTTGTTAAGAATTGTTCAATCATAAATACCTTCGGATTGTAGTAGTGTAAACAATGGAAAATTATATCTTTTAATCAATTCCATTTTACCATCAGACAACTGTTTATTTTTGTTAGCTGAAAACCAATATTTAGCGTGTGCATTTGTTCTACCATGCTCTCTATCTTTATAGTCATAGCTATTAAGATAGGGTAAATCATTAATAACTATATATGCCCAAACATCACGCCAATTCCACCACCCTAAAGGGCATACTCTATAATGTCCAGCATATTTTCCAGTTCGATACTGATGAATTAACCCATTATTCATTAGCGATCGCTTACGGTTTCTACTTTCTTCTGCTCGTAATCCTACAAATGCTAAAGTATACTCACCTTCAAGTATTTGATTGCATCTATCTTGAACCGTATCTGGTGTGTCCGCCCATTCCGGCAACCCTGTCAATTCTTTGTAATTTGTTGGGAATTTTTGCAAATAATTATTAATCACTTCAGTGTAATTATCTACAACATCTTGTTCCGGTGATCCGTAATTTACTGCTATGATATTTGGTTGTATTTTTTGACATAAATGTAACATCACCAAACTGTCTTTACCCCAGCTAATAGCTACATAAGCAGGAGCAATTTTTAACGCTTCTTTAATGACTGCTTCGGCTTGTTCTACTTTTTTCTTGAATTTTGGTAAAGCTGCCCAGCCTTCAAGCATTAATTTCTCATCAAGTTCCATAAATCACATTATCCTTTGGCATATAGCAAAGTTCTTTATTAGCTGCCAGCCAAGCCGGGCTTTTCCATCCCCAGATCAATTGAGGATTATCTATTTTTTGTGATATTAACCTCACAGGCATGGGACGCATTAACTTATCATCTCGCCATAAATGATAATCGTCATAAGCTATTTCTATTTGCCATTGCTTAATCTCACCATTGCCATAACTGCGTTTTTTCTGAATATGGGTGACGGATGATAATAAAGCGTTAATCCCGTCTTTGTCTCCTACTGCAAACCAACTAATACTATTCGTTAAACGAGTGTATAAAGGCAAATCATAAGACTTTTCCACGCCTTCACCTGTCAAGAATTTAGCTTTTCTTTTCCCCCAATTCAAACTATTTTCATGATTATCCCATCTTTTCCGGTATCTATCAGTATTTTCACTTTTGACCACGTAACAAGGTGAACTTACACAGAAATATTTATCATTCATTATTGTATTCTGTTTAAGCGGTAATTCATCTACCAAAAAATCCTGAACTTCTGCAAGTTGTTGAATTGTAGGATTGGATGATAATAGATTATTTTCTTCTAATAATCTATAGGTAAGAAGCCCCTCCAAGGAAGGACTCCAATTGTCATAGACACCAATCGGTGTAGACAAATATGCAGTGACTTTTAAATTATTCACCTAGTAACTTCCTTAATTCTTTGGATGTTTTTGCTTCACTTAAAAACTGCTGATACTGATTGATATATTCCCGATATTTTTGATGGGAATTAAGAAATCTGTCCCCCATGACTCCATCTTTCAAAGAACACAATAAACCCCGTTCATGGTCAGATTGAAACCAGAAATCAAGATGAACCCTGCCATTACCGCGATTGCCTTTACCACCAATATAAGGTGATTCTGAAAACTTGAGCAAAGTATCAAATATCCATCCCTCCTCTACTTGAGTACAATTCAAATCCCATCGGGAATAAAGTTTAGCACCGGGCATAATTAATCTATCAGCAGCAATCATCTGGTCTGATTTAGTTTTCTCTTTAGTTTTACCATCACCTGTTAATTGTGCTTGTACTTCTGATGGTAGAAATTTGAGTAAGTTAGGATCTAAAGTACTATCTCTGCGGGTTGTCTGATCAATTGTTAAGTATTCAGTCCATGTCTTCATTACTTTTTTAACTAATGGCAAACATTCTGATTTTACTTGATTCCAATTGGTTAAGTCTTCCGATTTTGTGGCCACAAAAGGGTCGGAAGAAAGTCTGTTTTTAGCTTTAATTAATGTTGAAATAGTCGGTTGTATTTCCGGTGGTAAAATCGCTGGGACTTGATTGTAAACGTATTCTGCTGACTCATAGCAGACTAAATAACCACTGCCAATATTAATTCTACCAGCCACCATTTGAGATTCTTTAGTCCCAAAAACTCCTGTAGGTTTAGCTGTTCCTAGTACCGATAACCAAGGCATAAAGACCCGGATCTTTTTATCCAGTTCCATATCTGAAGCCGTCCCCCCATCAATTCGCCCGCCAGCAAACATTGTGTGGTGAGTATCTGGATTTACCTTAATTCCTAATTCCGTGAGTGCTGCTGACACTCCTACCCGGCGCAAAATACCATTTCTAATTGCATTACCAGAATAGACAAAAACACTTCTGGGATTACCTTCAAAATCCAATAGCTTAGTAGTTTTCAGATTACTAACATTGCCAGATACTTCGCCTATGTGGCTCAATGGTGTCTGTAGTGTAATTAAGCAATGTAAAGTCAATCTTTCCCTGTCAAAAATATTATAATTATCAAACATTTGTCACTTCTACCTCAATAAATTCCTCTGGTTCATCAAGTCCCAAGCTTCTGTCTTCTTCAAAACGTAGCCGACAAATTACTTGGATAATTCCTGTTTTTGTTCTTAATAATTCCAGTACATCCCACTCACTAAATCCGTGGGGTTCAATGTCAGCAAGCAAGTCAAGCCAACCCATAAAAATCAAGCTTTGATCTATTGGTAGTTCCTTAATTTCAGTTGCGTCTTCATTGATTCTCAGTATTCTCTGAGTTGGTTGAATGATTTTGGTTAGCTCTACAGGTCTTAATTGCGACATTAGCTTGTCACAAAGATTTTGTAAATAGTCTTCTAGATTTGTGGATATTTCTGCACAATTCTTGATAGAAGATTCTAGGTACGTCCAGGTTTTAGTTCCCATGGCTGGACTACGCTTCCTGTCACGACACTTGAAAACCCAGTAGCTTAAACAAGCAGCCACACCATAACACTTGTCCCGTGTTTGTGGCATTCCATGATGATTTATTGTCACCTTACTTTCCCAAACTAAAGTAATTTAATACTAACTTAGTATAACACATTAATGGCTAAATAAATTTAAATTTATAATGATTATTTAGCTGATTAAACAAAGCTAAATTCCACAACCACATAATCCTTAATTTCTTCGGTACTCATGGCGTTTTGTGCTATATTGTTGATTGCTGCTATCCCAAACTAGCGGCTAAGTACCTGGTAATAAAAATGTGGTTGCTGCATTGACCACATTTTTTGGTACTTATGAATAATAGCATGACTAATTAAAATTTATTTTTAATAATTTATAGACTATATTATTTTTATCAATTAATGAGAGAAAAACCATGTGTGCATATGGCGAAGGCTATGATGATGGGTTCAACAACAAACCTTACAATAATCCCTACCCAGATGGAACAAGAGACAGTGAGCAGTACTTTTATGGCTACTGCATTGGAGAAGACATGAGTGAAGCTGCTTATGGCTGATTAGCTACTTTGATATACTCACCTGTTTTCAGACAGGTGAGGTGATTCTTGACGCTTCACTAAAACACGCCACAAGTGGTCTTGCTGTCCCAATAAAAGTACATGATTATTATATCAATAAGTATAGTCATATTTGCGATTAAGTGTTATAATTAAAATACCAGCACCGTTAAGAATGGTATCAACATTCCCAACGGCGATATCACTGGTAATCAACTTAAAAATAAGAAGTGACTATGAACAGTCTAACACAAATTGACGTAATTGACAGAAATGGTGAACTGGTTGTTGATTCCCGACTCATTGCCAGGGAGCTAGGTATTGAGCATGAATCATTTGTTAGGACAATCAAGAAATACTGGACAGAGATTCAAGAGTTCGGACACCTCCGATTTGAAAACGGAACTGCAACAAACTCAGCCGGTGCAAAGAATACAACCGTTTTCTACTATTTGAATGAAGACCAAGCTACTTACGTAATGACTTTATCCAAAAACACCGATAAAGTTAGACAATGTAAGCGATCGCTGGTCAAGGCATTTAAAGATGCTAAAGCCGTCATAAAAACCGTTATTCCCCAACAATCAGAGCGTATTCGTGAGCTAGAACTTCAGTTAGCAGTTGCCAAGGAAATCAACAAAGGCAAAGAATTAGACTCCTCTATGCTCACTATGCACGGCAAAGAAACAGTTTTAGCATTAAGAGGGATGTCAGATCAGATTGTCAGGTCTGAGGTTTTAGTTACTGAGATTGTGCAACCGGAAACGGGTAAAGTATCCAAAGTCCTGACCGCTGATCAACTCAAAACAGAAATTAAAAAGCGTACTGGACAAAAGATACCCTCGCTTAAATGGGTAGCTGATAAATTACGGAACATGAACCGTGATGATTTATTAATACCCGTTACTAGGCACTCTACTAGTGAGTATGTTGCACCTGATTCATTGGATGAAGTCATTGATTTAATATTTGGAGATACTAGGCAAAGATTAATTGGTGAATAATTCCCATATCCACTAAAACGCTTTAGTGGGTACTCTTAAAACAATGACAACTGCTGATAAGGTGGCTTAGTCTTTTCCTCAATCTCTACTTGTTCCTCTACAGTTAATCCTCTCTCAGTGATGGGAGTATTTAAGCGTTGATGAATAATGTCAACATATTCCCGTTCTTTTTCAATGCAGATATAGTTTCTACCGAGTTCTTTACAGGCTAGTGCTGTTGTACCACTACCGGCAAATGGGTCAAGGACTGTACCACCTTCAGGGGTAATTAACTGGATTAAATATTTCATCAAATACCTACTCTTGACTGTGGGATGGACGTTTTCTACCGTACCACCGCATGATCTGTCATTAGTTGATGCTTTGGCTGAGTAGTAGACGCTGCTGACTGTTTCCGGGTCAAATGGCAGTTGTTTAAAATATCGCGCTGCTGTTCCTGTACTGCCATGACAATAAGGAATATCCTCTCTTTTGTTTAATCCCACAAAATATGAAATATCCCCTGTAGTTTTATATCCACTACCACTCGGACAAATCCCACTTTGTTCTCCAATGACTGATACTGGGCAATCAGGGCTATGATTATCACCTTTGCAGTCAGCACCACAGGATAAGATTAAGTTGGCAGGGTAACGACCATCGGGTTTATATAGCGGTGTAACTTCTTTCTGCTCACATTTTCCATAAGAAGAATTACTGTCATAGATATTACCATCTTGTACTCTATCAAAATCTATAAATTCATTCTCGTACCCAATCCTACACACTTCAATATTCAAGCCACCGACACCATGTTTTAATATATTTCTTGCAATACTTGACTCACTGATGGGTTTTTGAACCAACCACCAACCCTCAACCGCTGGTTTTAGTGCTGGGGTCTTCCATCCGTCCCACTGTTTGGCTTCGGGTGTTGCGGGTGCTGTTATTAACGAATAATCACCGAATCTGTTAATAGCGTTCCAGTTGTCATCAGTGAAGTTATTGCTACCACCTTTGGAATGTAGTCCACAGTGTGAACCAATACTTATGACTTCCCTCTCTTTTCCCGCTAATTTGTCCAACATTTTCCCAATATCTTGACCTTTCGGAAAACCAGAACCTTGGCAGTGGTGAATTATATCGATCAACCTAAACCCTGCTAACTCCAAAGCCATACCCGTCCAGTGAGACGTTCTAGGAATACTCCAAACTAAACCACAAGCACCTGGTTTCATAGTTCTTAAACATTCATTCATAACTTCAGAAAACCAGTTTATCCAATTCAACATTCCGCCTTTATGGTCATCCCAATCTCTACCCATAAAGCTAATTCCTGCGGGCGGATCTGTTATTAAGCTTTCAAAATAATTGTCAGGAATATCTTTCAAAACTTCAAAACAATCACCATGAATTATCTGATTAATCATGCCCTGGCTATCAATAAAAGTACATAATAATTATATCAATAAGTGTAGTTATATTTGCGATTAAGTGTTATAATTAAAATACCAGCACTTCAAAAGGTGGATACAGCCACCCATGAAGTCTTATCGCTGGGGTCAACCTAACTAACAGGTCAACATGACTAGTTTAACAGCTTTTAATTTTAATAACAATCAAGTCCGCGTTTTGATGATTGACGGCGAACCTTGGTTTGTAGCTAAAGATGTTGCAGAAATTTTTGATTATGCCGATTTATCAAAAATGCTGAACCTCGTAGATACTGAAGACAAGGATGTGATTAATCCCAAAAAATTAGATTCCGCCATTTTGGCGGAATCCTTTAGCAGCAATACTTTCAAGGTTTCAATCATTAATGAGTCTGGATTGTACGCTTGTATCTTTGGAAGTCATAAACCACAAGCTAAAGAATTTAAACGGTGGGTAACATCACAAGTATTACCAGCGATCAGGAAGTCAGGCACTTATTCAACCTTGACCTCAATACCCCAAGTACAAGAGATAGGATCAGCTATAGATGTGGTATTCGCTTGTACAGCCATAGACTCACGTTTAATAGCAGGGGTCAAAGCTAATCAGATTGCCAAAAGCTATCCTGCGTTAGCATCTGCCATGGAAGAATCAAAAACCCTCTTAGGCATTCCTGTGGAAAAGGAACTGGTGCGCCCTACTCAACTAGCAGAACTTTATGCTCAAAAAACAGGGCTAGAAATTTCCGCTAGAAGGATGAATTTACTCTTGATGGAAAAAGGGATGCAAACTAAAAATACCAGCGGTTCTAGCCCGTTGTGGTTGCCAACAGAAGAGGGTAAGGAATATTCTCAAATAGTTTTGGATACAGCCAAAGGACATAATAAAACCGTCCAGTCGCTACAGTGGTATCCATCTGTGGTTGATGTGATTTAATTAAGGCTACCTATTAACACGCTTTAGTGGGTACTTTTAAAGCAATGAAACCCAATCAAGTATGTGCTAAAATCTAAATAGACACAGTCTAGGGGTCGTCGTAGGACTGCCGCAACATTACCGCTCACGTAGCGGTTTTGTTGTTTTTAATGATAATAAAAGCACCACCAGGAGATAAATATTTCTCTCAAAAAACTTTGGAATAAAACCTTAAATAATTGTAAATATTTATGGTACAATAATTGTCATGTTTCCTTTATACTCGTAGGATTTCAAGATGATTCTATGGGTATTTTTTTACTTATAATTGAATAAAGATTATAAGTAAAAGAACAATATGAAAAGCAAAAAACTACTACATGGATTAATATTCTGTTTGTTCGCCATTGAAACCACAATACACTTTAGTATTAATTCCATTCAAGCTAATGCACTAAGCAATAAAAAATCGCTAGTAGCTAATACTCAAATCTACAAAGAAGGGAGCGTGAAACAGCCCTCTCCCAACTACAACGTCCCACAGAAAAAAGAGGATTACCAAGAGTTTAATGAAGCCCTTGCATCATTGAATGTTATCAAAGCCTTGATCATTATTTCAGGATGCGTTTTTACAGCCATTGTATCTTTAATGGGGGAAACCCTGCTCAAGACAATCATTAATCAGTTGAAAGATATCATGCTAGAAATTATGAACAACCAGAAATACTTTGAGAATATTTCTGCTGAAGAAATATTAAAAATTACTCAAGAAATGAAACAGACCAGGAAAGATATAAACGCAACTCGATTGTCTATGTTTAGATTGTATAAAGAGAGCCATACAGTATTTTTAGAAGCTTGCTCTAATGGCAAATATTCTCTTTCCAATAGCCCACCAATAGCCCGTCAATTTTTTGATTCTGCTATCTTACCAATGATTAATAATCATGAAGAGTACTCTTACTGTGGTGATCACGGTGACATCTGTGCAACATGGTTAGCAAGTAGGGGAACTGGACGTTATGCTATTCATTTATTCTTCTATAAAGATGATTTTGCGGGTTTTGTATTAGCCGAATGGAAACGATTGATATTGATTGATTTTATCTTTAAATTCAACCAAAATACTGATTACTATAAGTCCAAATTAAAGGTTTTAGCTGATATGATTAGTGTAGCTATCAAAGATAAAAAACAAGAAGGGTGTAAGTAAATGTCATTAAATCAAGATACAATTTTAAATTTTATCAAAGTCAACGGAGGAATAATTAACCTGCGCGAACTTTCTCACTTTAACCGCAAAGATATTGAAGCTTTACAGTTAGAAGGATACATCAAAGTTAGTCGAGGAAGTAGCGGTATTGAAGTCACTTTATTAGATAAATTCACCAAGAAATATGATGGAATAGCAGCAAAAGAAGAAGTACGAAAACACCATCAAGTCATTGAAAATAAGCTAGTAGAAAAGGAAAAAAGCAAGAGGGACGCTAATGATTTCTCTCTGAAAAACAAGATATTTAGTGTTATTAAAAACGCTGATTATCCAGTGACAGCCAGTGAGATTAAAGAGCAACTAATCCAGTGTAATCCTGATAGTATCTGCGCTTATTTGTCAGCACTGGTTAAAGCTAATATTATAGTTTGCAGTGAAAATAGAAAAATGTTTAGGCACTACACCACGCCCGACCGAAAAGATTTACTAACAGGATTAAACAGAAAGCCCAAAAAACCTAAACCCGAACCAATTCCCGTTCCTGTCACCGCATCTGCTTTAAAAGAGAAATTAGCTGTAGCTGAAGACATAAATCTAAAACACAAGGTACTAGAAATTGTCGTTGATTCTGAGTCACCAATGACATTACAACAAGTGCGATCGCTCTTACCGGAATCCACCAACATCAAAACCATATCTGCATACTTATCACTATTTGCCCGCAAAGGGGTCTTGTGCTGTAGTCGTGTTATCAAGAATAATATCAAATACTACACCACCCCAGATCGCTCTTACTTGTTTGGGGACTGGACCCCCCGACCTGGTTCTCAGAAGGTTGCCGAAAGAATTTTAAGTGTACTAGAAAATACTAGCATTGCTTTGGGGATTCGTGGTATATCAGCACAATCCCAGATACCACGTAAATCAGCTTGGATTGTTATAAATAAGCTAAAGAACAAAGGATTGATTGAGTTAAAGCGTACTGGATACTCTTTACATATTGCTCTCAAGTCCAATTCTTCCGCCATGGAAAGCCTAGACAAAGTTTCTGGATACACGTTAAGAGACCAGATTATTGAATCCATTAAAAACAACAACCATCACGCTCAAAGCATTTTAAGCGACTTAATTAATGATTACTCCCTTCCACATATTCACAGGGTGTTGCGACAAATGAAAGCCACAGGCGTTTTATATTCCTGCATTAAAGGACGACACACTCTTTATTTTTTGAATAATTAATAAAAAAAGATGGGGACGACCCCATCAAATCACAGGTAAACCTCAAAAAACCCATCATTATATTATCATATCAAAATATTTTTTTAAAATAACAATAATTAATAAAAAGATAGGCTGTGGAAACCTATCTTGATCTTGCATCATTTATGAGTATCTACCTCCTTTATTGTAGCACAAAAAAAGATAGGCTGTGGAAACCTATCTTGACCTTATGTATCAATTCCTATTGAAATAATTATATCAGATTTATGCCTTCATAAAGCAGTTGATATCCCAACTTTAATCGCTGCAAAAATTCTGAAGTATTCCTGTTTTTCCACAATGGATTGCTACCGTCTCTAATCCAATTCTTGGGGTTATGGCAGATAGATTGGTGACAAGATAAGCAAACCGGAAATGTAGACTCCCCAATTGCATCTTTCCCATAATAAGCATGATGTATCTCATCTGATTTTTTAACCATACATACACAGCATAAGCCATGGGTTGACTTATGGGCGATCGCGCATTGTTTTCGGTATTTACTAGAGCTTCCATAACGGCGATCGTAGTCCACTTTTTGCTCCTGTATCTTTTTCTTCTCTGCCATTTTCCGTTGCCAATACTTATTTTTCTTTTCGTATTTGGTAGACATTTCTGGTTTTTTGATAGTAAATAATAATCATATTTTACTATTTAGTATCAATTAATTTATTCATAATTAACTTGAGTTCTTAATGCAAGAATCAAATTAATTGCATTTTCAACAGTGGAATTGTCTGCTATTTCTGGATGCTGAGAGAGCGCGTCTAAGGACTTGACAGCACTTTTGATTAATTCACTGACAGTGGCTTTAGTTGTGGTCTTCATGGCTGTTTTTTGGGGGTAATGGTAACTGAGAATTTAACTTTCTCTTTTTATATTTGGTTAGTTGATGTAAATGCGATAAAGCTATTGAATTTTCAATAAGAGCAAAATACATAACGTTACTTTTAGCTAAGTGTCCTCCTTTAACCATGCCTGTTGTAATAAAAAATTCTAATATCTTTCTTAAAGTAGTTCCACTGCATTGATTTTGTGGTAATTCACGTAAAATAGCTGTCACTGACATTGCTTGATTAGTGCTTTTCAAAACATCTAAAACAGCGTTCTTGTTTTTGCATCTACCAACATAATTACCTGTCATTTTATTAAGTAAATTTTTTCTGTCTGCATCAATCCATAACCTTCTATTCCAATCAATAGAACACACTAAATGTTCGTTTTCCAGTATATTTAAATGATAAGAAATAACTCTAGCTCTAATTAGAAGCTTATCTTTTAATTCTAAAGCAGATATTGGTTTATCTACTTTTTTAATTTCATCTAAGATGAAATTTCTTATTTGTTTGCAGCGATCAACTCTGGTATCAGTAATCTTTAATTGAGGCTTTGCTTTAGGTTTTTTGGGGATTTGAAAAGGTTCTTTAGGCTTAATGATAATTTGTGTTGGTTGCGGTTTTTTCTCGTCTCTAGCCTGAAATTCACTGCAAATTAAACATACTTCATAAGAACCAACTCGACCCGTTACTTTTATGTATTGGTGCAATTGCAATGTATCTAAAATACTATTAGGAAATTGCTTTAATTCTCTTAGATTAGCAACCCCGCCACGGGCTTTCAGGAAGTCCAATACTTGTTGATAAGCTGACATAGCAAGCCTTAAACTGCATTTAAAAAGAGTATATAGATATTTTATACTCTTTTATTAGCAATTATTCATTAGGTTTGCTGATGAATTTGATAACAAATTAATGGCATTGATCGTAGTCCCTTTAGTGCCTTGAAAACATCAATTTCTCGTACTGAATCAAATAGATAAGCTTCACTTATTTTAGCAGTGAAAATAATATCATAAAGTCCAGTATCTTTATGAATTAATCCTTGTTCTGACTCTAATACAAAACCTTTTAGTTGATTACTCATGCTCCAATCCATCTTTTAATTTTGTCATTAATAACTCAACACCTTTATCATTTAATTCTTGTTGAGTTAAGTGTTTCCATGCTGCTTTTAACTCGTCTGCTGTAGGTTGCCTTTTCAAGACTTCTTTGCACCATTTAGTCAGTATTTGATAATAGTCCGCTGTATTTTCCTGTGGTTGGGCTTCATGGTCATCTTCACTTTGATTACCACTAGTTTGTTCCATTGCATCAATATCAAATACAGGAATCAAAGCAATGAAAGGACTACCGCGAGTAGGGACTACTAAAGCGTATCTCACCTGTTCTTTGTCTAAGAGTTCGCACACTTGACTAAATAAATCAGATATTTCTGCTTTGACATTTAACAATTCCGGCATCTTTGTCAAAACGTAATTGGACACTTTACCTAGTGCCAAAAAGCAGATATTTTTAAGCGCAGGACGACTAAAGCCTGTGAAGGTACTCAATGGGTTTTGTCCCATAAAAATACCGTGAATCTTCATAGCAGCGGTGAAGTTAATAATATAATTCCACATAGCGCAAAGGTTCGTTGCCGTGTCTTTTGGCACTTGACCTACCAGCCCTTTACCTTCACCAAATACCACATTAACTTCATCTTGAATCAGGAATATTTCACCTAATCCTTCACCCTTGCGGTTGTTTTTGAATTCATCCTGACGTGCATCTATAACTTTGGTGGCAAACGTAACCCACTGATCTAAATTGGTTTTGAAACCATCAAACTTGCGGCTAAATTTACACAACCAAGCTGTTAAATAATTCTTGGGGTCTGAGCCAAACACATAAGCTGGTCCTTGTGACTTAGCAGCAATCTTATTGATAAAAACACCTGCTAAAGTAGACTTTCCTGACTGGGTTTCACCCCAAAAGCTAAAGTGATGGTTGGCACGTTCACTCATTTTCTGCCTAGATGAACTCTCGCACAATTCATCAACCCATTCATCGTCTATCCTGACGTAATCAGGATATTGAGATGCTAATTCTTCCAGTAGTTGCCGGGTACTGGGATTGATGATTGATTGGACCATCTTTTCATCCACTGTGGCTATTTCAGGATTAGCAACTGTACGAGAACCTGGTAGCTGTCTAGGCTCATCAAGAACTGCTTGCTGTACCTGTGGCAAATCAACTAAGCCTTGTAATCCATAGGATTGCATCCATCGGGGTCGTTCCATTTCTGGAAGTTCGTTGACGTACCCTGCTAACTCACGCTTAGATTGAATAGCATTCTTACATTGTTCAAAAGTAAATGTGCCTTTGAGTTCTTCTTTGATAATAGCGTAATTAGCATCCTCAATGGACTTGTAAAACTTCTCTTTATGCTTGCGTCGGTAAGCTTCAGCGGTAAAACACGCACCTGAAAAAAGCCCAAGTAACTGTTGAATTAACTTAACTTCACTATTTAAGTTTGGGGCAAATACCACCGGAGTAAACGTACCTGCTATGGCTGTGGCGGCAAGAGTTCCCATTAAAACTCGTTCAACATTTATCAGCTTGGAATAGATGTCTTTATCTTTGGAGAATGGGTTGCTATGATACTGCATAAGGTTTTGGTAGGTTGGGTGCTAATGTTATGTAAGGGTCTTTATCTGTGGGAATTACCAATGCAGAAGGAATATTTTTGTTGCCAAGCAAATCCTGTACTTGTTTAAAAAGATTTGCTAATTCTGGATTAATTCTCCAGTAATTAGGTTGGGATAAATAGTAAGTCATTACTCTAGTTCCCATTGCAATTAAACAAATATTTTCTCTCTGTTTTTTAGTAAGTCCGTCATCAAACGGCTTTTGTCTTTCCAGAATATCGTCTCTATTCAACCCAGTCTTTTTAATAATTTCCTCAATCAATGCTGATTTACCAATACAAAATTCCCCAGTTACTATTAGTTGAAAACGCTGGTTTTGATTTGAGTTTTGTTTTTGTGTCACCAAACTATTGCATAGATCGTCTAACCAATAATCATCAAGGATGATATGCTCAGGGTATTTAAAAGACAAGGCTTTTAAGTGTTTTAAAATTGGATTAAGATGCTGCATAAAGACCTACCATGACTGCAAATAGAACTAAACCACCAAAGATATAAATAGGGGCAAATCCCACTAAAGTTAAGTTTTTACTCATTATTCCGTGATATCGGTGATACAACCCTAGCCAATTATTAAAACCAGCAATTAATATGAGTAACAATCCTAAAAGAATCAGCGCGATCGCACCGCCACTGGTAAAAGGATAGGCTTTTATTAAAAAACCTAAAAGCTGGAAAGTTGCGTACCCACAAAATAATAACCCACCGTACGATAGTCTATTCATCTTTTTGAGTCCTTAAAAATCAACAACCGAGAAATTTGGAATGCTTTATCTATAAGTATTTGTTCCTCCTGAGTGCGATCGCGTACCTTATCATTGATTATTATTTGAGCGCAATCTTCAGCCATTTGTCTGGACAAGCCTCTGATTTCAAAAGCACATCTATAAGCTTCTTTTAGTTCATTCATTACTTACCTCCTCATGTCATATTGCAAACACAAAATCATGCCTAAGAACAATGCAATTAGTAATATTGTGATTACACTCTTGATATCTGTTACTGGCATTTTAATCATTCTCCTTGCTTGCTACATCAAATACATTTGCGCATCCAAAAGCCAACTCACTACCCATTACAAACACTGCACAAAGCACCTTTAAAAACATAAGAGAAGGATTACCTAATTGCTTCAAATTAATTTGATAATCAGTCCAAAATGTGTAAGATGCTATTAGCAAAAAAGCTGTTATTCCCACAAAAGAAACCAAGTCAAATACTTTCTTTGCTTCTTTGTCAGCTTTGGGTTTATCTAGCACTTTAACTAGCACCCTAGGGTCAAATAAAATCGTCATTACCGATGCTTCAATTCCCAAAATCAAAGCTATTGCTACAGCACTTGCAAATATTCTTTGCCAATATTCCGCACCCTTTAATAAGCTATAGAAGTATGGATACAAAGTGTAAGCATTGTACAACAATACAGCCCAGCCAACTTTATTAAAGAATTGGAATAGAGTAGCGTCCGCTTCACTATTCCTCTTAAAAATCATGAAAATATCTCCTTAGCTTGAACTTCGTAAACTGTTTGAAAACCATCTAAATTAACTTGAGTTTCTGCTGCACCTAATTGATATCTGGATACAGCTTTACCGTGATTAGCTTCAATAGCTCTTAAACGTTCATCAACTTGCATCACTTTCTGTGTGTGTTGAACATTTATTTCATGAAGCCTCACCAACTGGTCCATCTGCTGACTTCTGCTAGTTGCAATATCTTTAGCTAGTGCCAACTGGGCTTCTATTTCCCCAGTGCTTTTAGCTTCCTGAAGAACTTGTTGGGCGGATACCCTTGCTGGTAGCTTCATGGTTTCTTTGATTCTGGTTAGCGACGCACCCATATCACCAATTTTTGTGATATCAGTACCGAGTCCAGTTAATTGGGTCTTTTCTTGAGTTGCGAGTCCGGCGAAAATGTTGTCAAACATTGATTATGCTCCTGGTTAATTGGTTTGTTAATGCTTAAAAATGCACAGAGAATTAAAGTTAATGTTGCCAGTCCTAAAAAAGTAATAGTCATGGCATTTGTCATCTTGGCTTCGTCGCTTATGCGTTGTTCCAATTCTGATTTAAAACGACGATCTTGATCCTTGTGATAGTCTGATGAAATTATCAATTGTTCAATTACATTAGATCCGGGAGAACCTTTTAGAATGAACTCACCGCCGGGCTTGAATGTAAGTTCCACTGGCTGTGGAACGGTGACTTCCTCCTGTATTTCTAGGTGGCTGGGAAATTGCATAAATTACTATTCCTGATAGAATAAAGAACTGAATAAATACCGCTACAATCATCCAATTAGACGGCTTCAAAATCGATGATATCTTCAAAAGCCTCATCGAAGATTGATTCAATCTGTTGGCGAAAGGATGCAGACTGATTCGTGTACCCCTCTAACTCACTGGACACTTTAGCAATAATATTTGGGTTGATTTGTTGGCAGCGTTCCATAATTTTAGCTGTTACCGCACTCTCAACTCTTCCACAGTTGCTATCAAATACTTGGATGATTTCTTTAGTTTCGGATTCAACTGCTGTTTTCAAATTCTGAACAGCAGGTCTTAACGCCTCAACACCATTTGCATTGGGCGTATTGGTGTTACTAATCTCGCTTTTTTTACCCTTCTTTTTGGGTTCTGTTGTGGCTAACTGAGTGTCATTATTAATGACAGCAGGTAAGTTATTGGCTTTATCCACTTCTTCGGCAATAAATCTAGCAGTAGCCTCATCAAATGTATTAGCTTCTGCATTATAAATAGCAGCTAAATCAACTCCGACCTCATTAGCAATGGATTGAGCTTTTACTGCTAACTGTTCATCAGAAATGGGGTTCTTTAGGTATTGTTTAATCAAATCAAATACGTTCATAATTAGCTCCTGTGACTCCTATCATTTGTTGAATTTCTTTCTTTGCTTTAGCATTGAATGCGTTAAAACCGGGTCGTGCTTGCCATTCAGTGTAACTACCGTCGGGTTCTAACTTGCGGACTACAACTAATACCTCAATGTTTTGCATCAACCACCTCAGATTGTGGAACATTAATATTATTAGCTAATAGCCATGAACACGGGGGAATTGTTATTAATAAAAAAACAACAATTATGGCTTCTAATTTTGACTTAAACACTGCTATCTCCTTGGTTAATTTGTTTCAGTCCTGACTCAATCATTTTTTCTTTGCCTTTAAAGTTCTTGTACTTACGTAATAACGTTTGTACTTCTTTTAAGTAGTTGACTTCTTTGTCAGTAAGTGGGCTACCATTTAACTGAGTTGTTACTGGGTCAATAAATCCACTAAATGAACTTAAATACTGAGTTGCAATTTTCAAATAACGCTGTATTTGTCTTTCCCCTACTCCTAAACGGTGTCCCGCCTCTTTACGACTTATCTTGGGTAGATTCATCTCATATTGTTTCCCCGTCTCATGTCCGGGTCATGTCTGGTATGTCTTCAATATAAAACCCCTCTAATAGAGCGTCAATAGATATCTGGTAAATCCCACAAATCATTGACTTCTATTTAAAGAGGTGTTAGACTAGCAAGGTTTTTTTAAACATAACTACCGCCCAGTCTGGGATGTTGTCTTTATAGAACCAGGTTTTAATTGTGGATAACGTCGGTGGTTGAATCCCAGTCCCTTGATAGTATTCGTTGATTTTCCTATCAATGTAATTAATGCAAAAATTCTGGTATCCGTGGCATTCTGGCGAAAAACCGGCTTTTCTCGCTTCTTGTTTGGGTAAAATATCCTCAATCGCCTTAACTCGTGCCATAATCAATTAGCTCCTTTGTGCGGGGTCAATGTCCTCCTAGTTAGTTTCAGCTTCTAGGAGGATTTAAAATAAAAATAGCATATTCCACTATTAGTGTGCTATTAGTGGAAAAAGAACATTTAGGTAAGTTAATGATTAATCGAAAAAAACCAGAAACAAGAGAACAATTGCAAGCTGATATTGCAGCACATCCTGATCGAGGCATGATTAATGGTCGCAAAGTTGTAGACGATGGTAAACGAGAAATACGCGCTAAAGTTCCCGCTGAACTCAAGCGAAAGTTTTTAAGAATAGTTTCTTGCTACGGCGTGGGCATGAGTGAAGGACTGGAAATGGCGATCGCTGCTTTATGGAGACAAGAACAGCAAGTAGTAAAGTTGCATGAACAAGAGAAAGCCCAAGAGTTTGGAGTGACTGAAAAAGAAATTCAAATTAAAGAATTTGGACATTACAAAGCAGTAGGCCGGCAAAAACGATTGAATTTAACTGGCGAGGGTGAAGATGAGTAAAATTTTATTCTTAGATTTAGACGGTACAGTAAGACAAACCAAATCAGGAGCAACATTCATTAATGATCCTTATGATCAAGAATTAATACCTGGGGTAGGAGAAGCAGTTACTCGGTATTTAAGCTGGACTATTGTAGGAGTAACCAACCAAGCAGGTGTAGAAGCGCACAAAAGGACGCTAGAAAGTTGCATCAAAGAACAAATGTACACAATGCGACTGCTCCCACAACTACAATGTATTAATTTCTGTACTACTTTTGACGGTAGCAATGGGTATAGATGTTATCCACACGGAAATGTAGTTACTTTGCGGACAGGGCGCAACTATCGTAAGCCTTCCCCAGGTATGCTTGTACAGTTTATTGAAGATTGCTGTTCATTGCCATTGGAAGATGCTTTAATGGTGGGAGACAGGGTAGAAGATGAGCAATGTGCTAAAAATGCTGGGATTAACTTTATTTGGGCTAATGATTGGAGGTAAGTATGTGGAAAATTCCTTTGTTATGTGTTTTACAGTATTTAGAGTCTGAATGCAACGACTTTGACTTATATGATGTAGCAAAAGTCTTAGAAGCTTTAGCACTTATTTGTGCTAGTGAAATATTAGCTGATGAACTTGAGCAAGCGGCAAAAGATTACCGCAGCGGTAGCTATTCCTATACAGCATTAGAAGAATTAATAAGGAGGATTGCTAATTATGACCAATATGTATCCTGAGCGATGGGTACGTGCTATTTGTACTAAATTATATGGCAGTCCCATCGCTAATCGCACTTGGCGGAAATACAAGCATATCTGCAAAGTTCCAGACGGTCGCAAGCTTGCTAGTACAGATGAGATCATGATTAGCAAAACTCATTGTCAGTGGTTAATGATGTTGGCTTATATTAGGTGCGAGCAAAAACGTGGTGACAAACCTCCAGTGGGTTGGAAGTCAGGAGTAACTTTGAAACAAATAATCACCCGTTTAAATGAATCTAGAGTTAAATTAGCATTGGATCAAGCAATGGGGGATGAGATAATTCTTGAGGGTCTTAAAGGGTCAGATGTACCCTTGTGGTTGAATAAACAAGTTGGCCGTTCCCCTCACATTAAAACATTGAGGAGGTGGGCAAAAAAACACGGGCTAGAGTTCCACACTCATTTGCCCGTGCCGTCCAAAACATTAGATGTATTTTTAAAGATTGCTTAAACATTATACCCCATTAATGGGGTATTTTTATTATTAATGTCTTACGTTATTCAACTGGTTCAGCAAATCTTTCTCTTCATTTATTTTTTGAAAACCAGCTTCTGTATCTTCTATTTCAGCCATTTCATTCAAGAATTTTACAAAATCTGGAATTAAGCGTAAAGCTTCAAGATTACTTGAATCTTTTATTAATAAATCCACTGAATCAATAAGCTGTTCAAACTCATGCTGTTGATTCTTGTACAACTCAACAGTGGTTTCCCAATCATCATCGTCTGCAGCATTAACGCCATGCTCATCTTCTATCATTTCGTTTACCCACTCAAGATGAGTTGATAGTCTTGTTTTCAGTCTTTCAAGAATTGCGCTCATGATCCCCTTGTATATAAAAAGCTAATAATATTATATCATAATAAATATTAAAAATATGATATAATTTGAATGTACATCCAAGATGAATCTTTTGGTAAGGAACTAACAGGCAGGTAGTTCCTTATTTCTTAATAAACACAAAACTATGGAATATAACTAATTCCCCACTGATGTCCTAAAAGTTCAATGTAAGTTGCTTTTTGGACTTGATATTGTTTAAATAAATTAATTAACTGTTCTTGTGCTTGTTCCCGTGACATCTGCTTTACTTGAGATTCAAAAGCAGCTATCTGAAATTGTTGATCAATTGATAATTCACTCATACTTTCTTGGTTTCACTTAATATTTTATTATTTATTATTATAATATAATTAGAGAATTTGATTGACACCATGAAGTACATCAATTACATTAACACAATTTCACAAAGCATAAGACGCAAGCCTTTAAACACAATAGAAGCAGAAATTATTGCTTGTATTTGCGAAGGAAAAACTTACTTACAAATAGCAGAAAAAGTAAGGTATGACGACGGTTACGTTGGGCATATAGCCAGAGAATTGTATGGATTGGTAGGACAAAAACACAAAGTCAAGGTTAACCGGCTCAACTTAGTTGCTGTCTTGGATTCAGTAATGGGAGCAGAATTAGATGACACTTTTAATGCTTGTCATGGCATCAAAGAAGCAACTGTTTTCAACAATGACATCCTCAAATTTAAGCAAGATGAAATAGTAGTTAGTCTTTCAACATTTTGGAAGTTTGACGCTAAAAATAATACATTGATTTTGAAAACCAAATACCCAATTGTACTTAACTTGAATGACTTAAAAACAAATCCGTTCAAAACAATATTGCATTTAATTAGACGAGAGCAATTATCAGGTGATGCGCTATTAGAATTGTTTAAAATTCTTGATAATTATTACGATGAAACAGACTTTGAACTAAATCAAACACCATGATCAGCATAGAACAACTAGAAATTATTGCTCGTGAAAAATGCCCTAAAGCAGCAAAAATACTGGGAATTGAATTACAAAAAGTCCGGTATTACAAAAGAAGAATCAGAGAAGGTCATATTGACATAAAAACGCCTAAAAAAGAAAAGCGTAAACCCCACAAATGGACACCCAATGAAGATTCAATACTGATAAAAGAAATCAGCAACAATTCAATTCAGCAAGCCGTTAACGTGCTACAAATACCCAAAGCAGAAATTGAAAAAAGATTTAATTTTATATTAAAAATAGAAAAAATTAAACTTCCTGTTTTGAGTATTTTAATCCAATTCCCAAATCTACTTCCTGGGCAAATTCAGCAAATGAAAAATATCTATGAATACAGTCCTCAAAGTGCGCTTAAATATTGTCAAGTAATTCAAAGCTACAATGATAAATATATATCAGATGAAGAGCAAGTTAATTGTTTTTGAAGGGATAGAAGGCTGTGGAAAGACCACTCAAATTCAGCTTTGCTATCAATGGCTGCAAAGCTTAAATATACCCGTAATCTTAACCCATGAACCAGGAGGCACGGAATTAGGGAAAGATATAAGAGAACTATTGCTTAACAAATCACCGGATAAGATTACAGAACTTTTATTGTATGCTGCAGATAGAGCGCAACATACACAGGAGGTATTAAAACCTGCTTTAGCAATGGGAAAACACATTCTATGCGATCGCTTTACCAATTCTACAATTGCATACCAGGGATATGGCAGGAAAATAGATATGGATTTAATCCACAAGCTTAATCAAATAGCCACTGGCGGTTTAAAACCCGACATAACTATCTGGATAGATGTAGATGTGGAAACAGGCCTGTTAAGAAAAGTCAACCAAAAACGCTTAGACAGGATCGAGGAAGAAACAATAGACTTTCATAATCAAGTTAGACTTGGATACTCAGCAATGTATTTAAACCAAGCATCTTTAATTGTTCAAGTAGACGGAAATCAACAACAACTAGTTGTGCAAAAAAACATACAAAATATTTTGAGAAAATATTTCATTTAAGGATTTTTCATGATTAAAAACGACACCTGGATTACTGAAATGTCTCAAAAAGGCATGATTTCACCTTTTCAACCCAGCTTAATTCGTCAAATACAGCCTGATTTATCGCAAATTCCCCAGCCTGTAATTAGTTACGGACTTTCTTCTTATGGCTACGATATCCGTCTTTCCCCATCTGAATTTCGGATTTTTCGCCACATACCTGGTACTGTCATTGATCCTAAAAACTTTAATCCCCAAAATTTAGAATTTACCCAGTTGCATAAGGATACAAATGGCAAATATTTTATTTTACCCGCTCACTCTTACGGGCTGGGCGTTGCATCAGAAAAGCTACAAGTCCCAGAAAATATCACAGTCATCTGCATAGGCAAATCATCTTATGCAAGATGCGGTATAATAGCTAATTTAACACCTGCCGAAGCAGGTTGGCGCGGACATCTTACCTTAGAGTTTTCTAATTCTTCCAGTGCCGATTGTCGTATTTATGCCAATGAAGGTGTAGTACAATTACTGTTTTTGGAAGGTGAACCCTGTGCTGTTAACTATGAAACTCGTCAAGGAAAATATCAAGATCAGCCGGAAAGGATTACTTTAGCTAAAGTGTAACGATTTAAATTAAAACATTAACAAGCAATCCCCAATTCTGGATAAAGGAACTGGGGATTGCTGTATTTTGTATCTTAAAATTATTTTAATTTCAGTATTGACAGTTTTTCTTTATCTTATATTATAGAAATATAAACAAACAGGGAGTAAACAAATGTCCACAATTTCCTTTAAGATCCGTACAATCAAGCATCAAATTCAAGCCTGTCTGCGGGCTATTGGAAATGGCTTGCGGTCGTTTATAGATCGCTTGGTTGTTTTAGAAGCCAAGCTAGAAACACTATTGGAAGAAAAAATCATGGTACAACAACCAATGAAAGTTCAGATAAAGACCGGCAGCGAACATCACACAACGAACTGGCGCTCTGCCATGGTTCGCATCAACGGAAAGCCGATTTATGAAGTTTTAAAGCCACTTTCTAAGCAATGGGAGATGGTTGGTAATAAAGGCAACCACGGAAAGTGGTGTATTGCTGAGTACGAATTGCCTATAGGGGCAAAAATAGAGTTTGTTGCTAAAGCAAACTCTCAAAAACCAATTGAATTTTCTTTCACAGTTGGTGAAGTTACATCCGTTGATGTTGAAGGCTTCAATTACAGTTCGGCTATTTGTGGATGGATTGTAAGTATTTAAGGATAAAAAAATGACGAAATATGACACTCTTGTGTACACGGCTTATCACGCTTACACAAGCTACAACAAACTTTCAGAAAGCTATGCTAAAAGCATAGCTTCTGGAAATTACAATGATATCCCAGATGTCATTGAGACAGGCTTAGGAGACATAGATATCGCTGACGATATCTATATGATAGAAGCTTACGAAAATCCCGGTAAGCTTTGGAGTCATTGTAAAAAATCGGATTGGTATACTCATATACCAACGGGAGTAAAGATCAAAAAAGAAGTGAAAAAGTCTTGTCATTACGACAAACCATTCGGTAACGGCACTAGTGAAACAACCCTAACAGTCAAAATCCCCATACCTGACGGGAGAGGGAAAAACCCCAAGTCCCATAACAATAAACCAAAAATTGACGGGAAGTGCCGTCAGGTTAAACTATCGGAAGAAGAATGGGAAGCCCTTAAAACCCTTGGGGAAGGGAAAGGGTATTCCCAAGGAATTAGAAACCTTCTTAATTAAATGATACCAAAACAAAACCCTGTAGTTGATGTACAGGGTTTTTTCTTTTTCAAGTTTTTGTCCCCAAGCAATCGTGCCAAATGACAAAAATACCGTTTTTGTCCTTAAAATAATCCAATTTAACCAGGCTCAATCGTGCCAAATGCTGATTATTTCATTAGTCAATCGTGCCAACCGTTCTTGGGGATTTTAGATAAGATAGCCGAAATGTATTGCTGTACAAGGTTTTTAGCCAGGGACAGGCAATTGGCACGATTGAAACCGGGAAATTAAAGTCCTGATTTTCAAGGGTTTTGGGGTTTCCACAATCAAAAAAATAGCGATCGCCTAACGGAAAAGGCGATCGCTTATATGAGTGTTTCGTAAGTACTATACCATAGTATAGCATTATGCGAGTAGTTGCTCAACTAATTCGTCACTTAAATATCTGTACCCTTGTGGGGGCGTGATGTTTAAATCACGCATTTTTGAAAGTGGAATTGGTGTAATTAGCTGAAGGTTTTCTACCTTGATTCCCCATCCACAATATCCGCCTAAATATTCCTCTATTTCACTTACAGACAAACATAATTCGCTTGTAAATTCATGCCACTCGCTGCAAGTGTGTTCAAGTATCTCAGTGGGTGTGGTTAATCCCACAATTGCTGCTGTGGGCTTGGTTTCATATATTAGTATTTTACTGAAATTGGGCTTACTAAAATTGGGCTTATTTTTTCTGTGTTTAGGCGCTCTTTTCCTAAGCTCTATTGTTTTTTTACCTGCCAGAATATTCTGGCAGTGGCGAGGGTGTAAGCTAATTAATAAGGTGTCCATTTATGGTTGGTGAATTAATGTTGTGCTGAGTTTTGTTTATTACTCTTCTATTATTTCCAGAATACGCTCCACTTGATGCGGCGTAAGTAAGTTTAAATTTTTAGTTGCAATCTCAAGTTTTCTGAGATTGCTTTGACGCTGAATATAAGCATCGTATGAGTCTTCTGAGTCAAAAATAATAAAGTTGCAATCTTCGGTAACAATAGGGAAATCCTGTATTGTTACTCTTGATAAACCGTGGTTAATACGGACATAAAAGTATGTCCGTCCTATCTTTTCAATAATTCCACGGGAAATCTTACCTCTTGTCTTGTTACAGGATTTGTCTAAAAGAATTAAACTGTCGCCAACTTTCATGCGCTGTCACTCCAAATATAAAAATATCCCCAAGAAGGGGATTGTGAAAGCTATCTTAACTACAAGTAAGTAAATGCTTATACTTAGGTAATCGCGGATATCTCATGATCCGCAAAATTAAGAAACTAATTAATCCATAAATGGATAGGATTAGCCCACCTGCTACTTATTGCAGGAATCAGGCTTTCTATTTTGACCTGTTTTGAGCAGTTGAAAACTGCCTCAATCTTCAAGCTTTCAATTTTGCCTTTGTTAGCCAGTGCGGCTAATCGCTCATGGAATAGTTCAGCATTTTTCTGGGAAAGAAAATGGAATGCGTGGTATTCCATATCCACCTCCCCGTATTCATGGTCAAGCCAGAAATGGAAGTCTACCCTCCACACTGTTTCAGTGTAGACAGTCTTGTCAATAGGTTTAGCATTAACTCTGACTCTGGGTTTTAAAGTATTTTTTATGTATTTAGGTCTTTCTAATGCTTTCATGGTTGCTTTAAGTGGGGTAGTTGTTCTTTGATATTTCTATAATATAGGATAAAGAAACAATTGTCGATACTGAAATAAAATAATTTTATTTTTGACAACTGTTTTTGTTGTGGGTGTAATGCAGGCTTCCCACTACTACCGGGGTGGTAGTTTCGGGCGGTAGCCAACCGCCCATCGTCAGGTGGGTGAAACTAAAAAGTAAAAGGCTGCCAGCCTGGCTTTACCTTACGGATTTTTAGATTTTCTTCTTCTTCTTTTAATTGTTGCTTTAAGAAATACCTGGAATAAGTATCCCCATCCCCATCTTCCATTACGAATGTGTCGCCCAGAGGAGCGCGTTCTACAGGTGTTAGTGGCGTTAGCCACTCACAATCATTAGGTATTTCTTTAATTTCCCCAGCAAGTTTAATGTCAGGGGACTTAGAATAACCAACCAAGTCTCCTTGGTTAGTTGAGTAAGCGTACTCAACTAAAATATAGGTATAATTATCTATTGTCATCGTTTCCATATTTTGCTCCTTTGAAATGTCAAGAATCATTGCACCTTCAGGTCGGTGAGTATGTCAAAACAGCAGTTTAATGACGTGCTTAGGTCGTTTGCAGCTTTTTAGTTTAGCGAAACTAAAAAGTATACTATTTCAGCCTTCTTGTCTTCCGTTTGCTTTTCTGGAGGTAGCATCTCCAGCCTGGAATCCAGGAGGGAGACTTTCACTCCCAATTTAATTAAAGAAATTAAAGTCAGTCCAGTGATTCCCTCGCAGCATATGAGGTGATCACCCTTGTTTAAGGCGATCTTTTTGGTCGCCATGAGATATTCATCTTCATAGTTATTTTGATATTCCTCAACTACGAGGATGTTGTCTTCAAGACTGAACGTCAGAGTGTTACCTTTGAGTTCTCTTGAATACTCAAAGTCAGGAGTGATGCCAAGTTTTTTGTTGAATTTTTTATCCAAATCCAAAAAAGAATATGTAGTCATAGATTGTCTCCCGTGGGTGTAATGTAAATAGGCTTCCCACTACTACCGGGGTGGTAGTTTCGTCCGGTAGCCAACCGGACTCATCAGATGGGGTTAAGCTGTTTGTAGCCACTTCTCAAAAGACTTAATAGGCCTTTTAGAGGCTTCCTGAGCCTTTTTATAAACTTCATAAGCTTCTTCTAGCTTTTTTTGGTTTTTTGCCAACTGGTAGTCGGCTGCATTTTGAACCATCTGAGGTGTCACATCCACTGCATCAATGGCGCGGGTTTGATGCCATATTTGCAGATGGTTGAAACACCAATCTTTGGTTCGTAAATCTGCATAAGTGCTGGGGGTTTTTGGTGTTTTGTCTCCACCTAAGATGTAAATTCCGAATCTCATCTCTTCCAAGTATTCGGGTTTCATGCCAGGAATATTTAATAAAGCATTCCTAACTGCTTCATACTTTTTATTTAATTCTGCTTCATAAGCAGATTGTTTAATAGCATCAGCTGCCATTTCTGCTTCACGTTTTTCCCTCAAGGCCATAGCAGCTTGATGTTGCCTAGCCTTGCTTTCTTCAAGCTTTATTCTATGTTTAAGTCTGCTTTCCTCAGATTCTTGCTGAGGTTGGGGTTTATTTTTCTTGTATTCTTCCTTGTACTTCCTTTGACGCTCAAAATATGCGTCTTTATATTCAGATTGGATACGCTCCACGTACCACTGATAGGTATATTTATTAAAGACCTTTGGGGGTGTGTTTTGATCGCAAGTTTCGGCTTGTGTACCTGCGGCTGATTGCCACAGGTAAGTATCAGGTACTTGGATTTGATAATGCTTTGTACGACCACCCCCGCTACCACCGGAGCGGTAGCCGTCACTACTCTCTCTTGAGTAGCTTGGTGAGTCTGTCCGCCACTCATGGTGAGCGGGAGTAAACTTAACTATTGTCCAGGGTTGTGTAGATTCAAGCCATTTCGTATATGGCTTTCCATTCAAAAAACTGGGATCTTGAATAGCCTTTTGCCATTCTTCTTCTGAAGGCGTGGGGACCTCCCAGGCTTCAATCTCTGAGTATTCGGGAATATACTCAGACCAGGCTGCCCTAATAGGGAAATAAAAGGTGTCGTCCATAAAGTCTTCAGGGTATAAATTAGTCAGGATGTCGCCATCCTTGACAACGCCCTCCCACAAAACAGCAAGCTTGGCTAGGCTGCTGTCAGAAATATAGTCTTCTGAGTGAGAAAAACTGACAACGTATTGATAGTTTGTGGTCATTAATGCCTCCTGTTGCTCTAATTGAGCGTCAATACCGATTAACTCATCTACCCAACGGTAGATGTTTTGTTGTCCTCTCCCGACGCGGGAGATCAAGTTAATTAATACCTGTCTTCTGTTCACCAAGTCCATAGCACCCTCCCGCGTCGTTGTCGTTTGTTTTTCTATATTTCCATCATATATGGATAGAATTATTTTGTCAAGTCTTTTCCAAAACTTTTTTTTCGCTTTCCAGAAAAGCAGCCATACCCCGTGCTACGTCTGGGTTTCGGACAATTCTCTCAATTAGCTCACCAAAGGCTATACATAAATGGTCAGCATAGCACTGATATACACGCCTAGCTGTTGGGGTCAGTGTAAGCGTAACTTTTACCTTGTTTTTCCCATAGTCTGATGGTCTTCCCATGATTTCCTTAATTATTGATATCAATTGATTCTATCATGTCATGTTTCAAGTCACCGCTTAAATATTCAACATACTTAGCAGTAATCAAAGAGATTAAGCGTTGCTGTTCTATAGGTGGCAGTCCCAATGCTACGCCTAAAACATCTTCTGCTGTCTTTGGTTTTGCCCCGCCTAAACCCAAATATTGATCCAACTCAAAACCAGGACGGCAACCCATAGCCAAACACAAATCTACGTATTTCTCTAGTCCAGGAGAAACCTTATCAGCTTGCCATTCACTTAGAGTCCCTTGAGAGACTTTAGATTTTTTAGCAGCCTGATTCATACTAGAAGCTCGGCTACATATAGATTTGATTAATCTTCCTGCTTTCATGCTTTAATTCTCAATATTGTTCAAAAGTGGTAAATCTGCGTAAATACCTGTAGTGTCATTTGCGATATTGTCAGTCTCAGATGCAATATCAATGAAGTCGTAAATGTTTAAAGTTTTACCTTTATCATCAAAAATTAGACCTGATGACGCGATCGCCTCCAAGGTATTAAAATTGGGCATCACAGAAGAATTTTCGATACAGCTAATGGTTTTGAAATGAACTGAATTACCTTCAGTAGAACTCAAGTCAGCAAGTTCTCTTAAAGTTAGTTGCCTGGCCTCACGGGATCTGCGGACTATACCACCTAATTTAGCTAGTCCTTTTTTAGTCCAAATTTTCCTAATAGCTTTCATATTTGTGTAACACAATCACATAATCACACGATAGTTTAAAAATAATAAAGATAGTGTAAAGTTATATATTTCTTTTGTGAATTACAATAGCTTATGTGCTACAATTAGATTGTGTTACACACAAGATAATACTAAGTAAAACAGTGTTTATGACAAAAAAATTAACCACAAATCAGTCCCCAGCACGGGAAAAATCCATGATTAGAATTCAGCGAGATTTGTACAAAAAAATCAAAATTTTGGCTGTAACGAACGACGAAGAGATTGGGCTTTTGGTAGAAAATCTTTTAGCTATTGGACTAAAAGAACTTGAAAAGAACAATACAATAACAGCATGATACCACCACTGAGATTAGCACCCCAAGAATTATTGAATTTACCTAGGCCACCAAAACCTCAATCTTGGGAAAAACTTTCATATCCAACTTATTGGTTTGGCGATCGCTTACTCACAAATAAAGGCTGGGGAATATGCAGTGGCATTAAGAAAATTACAGGAGGCTGGCTTTATTATATAGATTTAGACGAGCCTCCCCGGACTCAAATCTTTGCTGAAACAGAAATAATCAAACATCATGTGGGGGGAATATGGTAGAGCGAAAAATTACCAAGATAAAAACCAAAAGAGGGGATACTGAAAGCATAAGTATCGCTTATATAGTTGTCAATGAACACAATGAAGAAGAAAACTTAAACTGCTCTTTAACAGGAAAAGAGGAGGCTAGAATTGAGTTTTACGATGGCTTAGATGGACTCCGAATAATGTTAGTGGATGCAATTGGATTAGATCCAAATATTTGGCTTGAACAAGGGCAAATCATTGGACTTTCCATCAAATATCAAGAGGAAAGTATAGGCATCACAATCACAGGCAAGTGTGAAATAGAAGGAAGATACGCTTGTCCGACCACACCTTACTTATTAATTGCTGATCAGGAAAGTGTTGAGTTCAGGCTTATCAAAAATGTTGTCAATGAAGCATTCAAATATTTGGATGGGGAACGCAAAGATTGGAAACAACAATCATTATTTGACCAGGAAGAACTCAACTATGAACGACTTTAATACTGGCTTATTCATTCTTTATATCATTGGAATTGAGACAATTTTAATGTTCATAGTTTCTTGCTGTTACCTGATAATTAAATCTCACAAATAGACAAAAAGTCCGCTGACAAGGCGGACTTAAACAAGGAGACAAATACATTAGCACATTTTTATTATATGCCAAAAACACAAAAACAATTGATTAATTATCAAATAGGAGACAAAATCCAATACAAGCATCCCAACCACGGATGGATAGATGCAATATTTGAAGGATTTCACACTCCAGGATTAGCCCCCGCAGGGTGTAGATGGAGCTTTATAGAAGTTTCTGTCAATGGCAAATTACACAAGGCTTACTCTTTAAATCAGATTAAAATTAGTGAATTATGAAAAGTTGCTTAAATTGTATTTACTCAGGATTTTTAATTGAAAAAAATGACGAATTTTATAGCTATGAAGGTGACTGTAATAATGATCATTTTCCAGTAGCAACTTTGATTAATATCTGGCAATGTCAAAAAGATGACAGAGACGAATTAAGGGAAGAAGTAGATTTAATCTTTGAGCAAATAGCTACTAAGTGTGAAGCTTACATACCAACTACATAAAACAATCAACTAATAGCCGCTTAAACAAGTGGCTATTTTATTGTCATTCATTTACCCAACTTACTGAGTATGAAAAAATCTTTTTTATTGCCATTGACATGGTACGCGAGAATAAGATATATTAAATATGTTGAGTCAAGAAACCGATGGCAAATAAAAACCCAAAACGACCACCAAGTGCAGTCCTATTTAAGTGCCAGTGGCAGACTGGGAAAACCATCCAAAAACGTATTCCCGTTGCCATTGAGCAAGAGGTTATTGCGATCGCCCAATGCCTTGATCAAAATCCCTCAATCGCCAATCAAGTGCTGGCCTTTGCCAAAGCACTGGCAGAACAGAAAGCAAATTAAAGCCCTCGTACTGTGTTCAGCAGCCGAGGGACAGCCCCTACCATTTCTTAAATCTCTTAGGAGCAATTTAACTATGAATCATTTTTCAATTTTTGTCAATGGGACAAGTGTGCTGTTGCACGCCCATGGAGGTGTGTGATGGGCGAAACAATACGAGTACAGCATTCAAAAGATTACACTGTAATAGCCAACGCGGCTATCAGAGATTCACGTTTAAGCTTCAAAGCGCGTGGGTTACATCATTTACTGCTTTCTTACCCTGATGGGTGGAAAGTCAGCATAGAGCATCTGACAGCCCAGTCAGCAATGGATGGCGAAACATCTGTCAAATCAGGGCTTCAAGAGCTAGAAAAGCTTGGGTATTTGACTCGTGAGCAAGTACGAGAAAAAGGAAAGATTGTAGGATACGAGTCTACCATCAGAGAAATGCCGCTTGAAAATCCCCATGCACTTAAAAACAGGCGAGGTAAACCACAAGTGGAAAAACCACAAGTGGAAAATCCACAAGTGGAAAATCCACAAGTGGAAAAACCACAAGTGGAAAATCCACAAGT